AAAAGAAGATATAGTATGTACTGTTATTAATCTAGCATCTAGATTAGTTATTTCTATTGTATTTAATCTTTTTAAATAAGAATCTAAATCTAAAGTATTAGTTATATTTAATCTTTTTAAATAAGAGTCTAAATTTAGATTATAAATTATATTAAGTTTCTTTAAATAGGAATCAAATCCAAAAGTTTTTGTTTCAGTTACTATCCACTCTGCTATTCCTATAGACGGGTAATCTGGATTTACTCTTCTTAAATAATAATCATAGTCCAAATTTACATTTGTTCCTGTTCTAGCACAAGGAGATCCAGTATCAAGAGTAAAATCCTCTCCTTCTTCGTCTACCCAAAGAGGGGCAGATATTACATTTCCAGTAGAACCAAAATTTGCTGGTGTAGAACCGGAAGGAAAACAATTATATGATGTGTTAGCAGAAATATCTTCTGTAGAAGAAGCATCGGCAGTTACTCCTTTAAATATATTGTTTTTAGCAATGGTAGTGGATGAATGATTTACAAATCCTTCACCAGTTGGGGATATACCTATACAATTATAAAAAGTGTTATTTTCACCAGTTACAGTTACAGCATTTTTTCCAGACTCCCCTATCCATACATTATATGTATATATACCATTCTCTGTACTGATAACATAAGAAGACGGATGAATTAATATTGCACTAAGATTTGCTGTAATTGTTGCCAATACACATTCCTTGCCTTATGTAAACATCTCCACAACTGGAATTAGATTATCGTCTTCATACAACCCAACCAAATTATTAATTATTCCCAACTTCCGTTGGTATTCTTGCATTGTTAATTCTATATGAATCTTAGGTTCTAAACATCCACCAAAAGCATACTTCTCAATAGACATAATCGGCTTGACAATACTATCTAGTAATCTATTGTACTGATAGTAAAGAGTACTGATCCCACTAGTCTGTATAATCAAACTTAATTGAACAACAAGCCTATTTAAATCAATCTTACCATCATTGTATCTCAGATTAGCTAACTTCTTTATACCGAGTTCCTTTCCGGCTTTAGCTAAATCAAAAGATCTTTGCATATACCGCGCTTCTTGACAAAGTTGTGGAAGTTTTGCTATTGGCAGGTTATTATCATTACAGATTATAATTACCTGAAAGTCTTGTGGGTTACGCATGATAAGACCAGAACAATACTTGATCCAACTATAGCTATTCCAAGATAGAATGAGATTTCTCATTTACTCTCCTTTCACTAATAAAACATTTTCACCAAATTGTTCTTTTAAGTAAGTATGCCCAATTTTAGTAACTAAATCTGAAGTTGAAAATTTAGGATCTCTATCTAAAATCATTACCTGTCCACCGTTCTTTTTAATGCACTCAGCACCAGTAATAGCCTTCTTTGAATAATCTCCTCCCTTAAATAGAATTGTAGGTCTAATAGCCTGTATCAATAATTCTAATTCTTCTTCAGAGTCAAATATAAAAACAACATCAACTGCTGCCAATGACATTAAATTAAAATCTCTTATTGCTTCACCATTAATTGGTCTATGATTTCCTTTTAATTTCTTAACTGATTTGTCCGAATTTAGTCCTACAATGAGAAATGATAGTGGATACTTACGTTTCATTGTATTGAATGTTTTAATGTGACCAGGATGTAATATATCATAACAACCATTAGTAAATAAAACAGGGCATTTAAATGCTTCTAAAGTAGTTTCTCTCCAATTTTTAATCTCTTCAAATTCTAAAGCACCATGTTCAAATTGATATAAATTATCTTTATTACGACAAGAGTAGATGTAAGGCATTAGTTACTCCTACTTATAACAGGCTATAAAAGGACGTTTGGCATCAGACATACCAACAACCTGCACCTTAGAAAAATTACCAAGTTTCTGAAGAAACATGCTTAGTGTTTCTACCGATGTTACTCCAAATGACTGATAAGACCAAATTGGAATTTCAAAGAAGAATACTTTGTTTACTTTATTACAAATCTCTCTTAATAAAGAAATAGCATATTCTTTTCCTTTACTTGGAACTAACAAATGAAGTATGCTGAGAAGAGAAATAACATCATAATTTGGCATTTGAGCCACATATCTTGGAGTAGCATCTTTATTGATAAATTTAGCAGATGACGTATTCATCTCTGCTATCATTTGTGAAAAATCTACCAATCTCTTTCCAATTTCAATTCCAGTAGATTCCATACCTAGAAATTCTGTTGCGAACACAAACCATCCAACATTGCTTCCAATATCAAGATATGACCAACCTCTAACACTATCTGGTAATGCAGATTTAATCAATCTAATTCTATCAGTACAAAGTCTATTTGGTTTTACCAATTTACCAAAGTTTGGGTCATCTTCTTCAGACTCTCTTCTAAGATATTCATTGAATGGTGGAAAGAATATTGGTTGGTGTACATTCTGAATAAATTGGTATTCTTTTTCTACCATTTGACGTAAAGGATATTGAATAATATCTTCAAAACTTATATTTAGTTTTCTACAATAGTAATCTATTGTTGCAAAATAACCAGAATAAGGAGTTACATCTTTACCTAAATAAACTCCATAATTATTACACATTCCAAATGTAATTATACCTTCAGTATGACTAAAGAATGGTATCTTTTTGTATACATCATCATTGAAGTCTACTAACTTAACATCTCCTAAAGCATCTATCAATAAATGACTAGGTTTAGCAATCCAACTATAATTCAGGAGATATAACTTTCTAAGAGTTTGAAGAGAGTTAGTTGCTATTTTCTGCAAGAAAGATTTAGCTGGAGCTTGATATGCTAATATATTATACAACTTTTCTAAAACTAAAAACTTATCCCCATATGCCAAAAGTTTGACAACACCGTCAATATTATTTGATAGAACTTCTAACTCTCTATCAAATCTATCTAGTTCTTTGATTTGTTCCTTGACAATCACTTCCTCGCCATTATACATAGCATAATAGAGATTTGTCCACCCAGATCCTTGGAATGGACACTTACCAGTAATTTTTAGGTCAGACTTATCAATTTTTGGTATCATAATTCCTCTTAGATGAAAACATCGTTAAGTTCTGGATTTTTGATTCTCCAGAGATATTCATTTAACATATGTTGCCTACACTTATATATTCCGCACTGTTTATGTTCCATCTCTGCTACTTTTTTCATTATTTCTTTTCTTCTTGGAGAGTCCCAAATCTCAATAAATCCTTCTTCATAGATATTGCCAAATATAAATTCTTCCTTATTGTAATAAATATTGCACGGTACAAAATCACCTTTAGCTGATAAAAGAGCATAGAAATCAGGACCATAACAATCACTATAACATCTAGCTTCTGATAATTCCTCCATTGTTTTAGATCTTACTATTACTTTAAATTTATCACTATTGTACTTCTTTAATTCTTCTTGTAATCCCTCATAAGAAAATTTATATATATTAGGATTAAACTTACTTTTAGGATGATTGTGTGCTGGTTTAATTTGTAAATTGTCCACCTCAAGCATTTTGGCTAATATAACTATATCTTCTATCTCATTAATATTTTCTGAAAGAAGCAATGCCTGAATTCCAATATTTACATCCAGATTGTTTCTTTTCTTAATACCAACAGCTTTTGCTATATTGTCTACAATCAATGGAAAGCATTTTTTAGACACACCATGAATCTTACTATGAGTTTCATCTTTTGCAGCATCTAGACTTATTCGTATCCAAGAAAGACAGGGAAGAATTTCTGCTGAAGTATGTTCATCTAAAAGTTGACCATTAGTAGCAAGAGATGTTCTTAATTTTAATGCATGACAGTATTTTATAATATATTCTACATCTGGATGCAAAAGTGGTTCGCCCTCACCGGCAGCGTATACAGATTTCAATCCTAAAACTGTCATCTCAAATATTCTATTACAAAGAACGTCTGTTTCTAAATAATTCTTTGAATGAGTAATCCAGTTTAATGAGCAATTATGTACATAAGTATTATTTGCGATATAGGTTTTTGATTCTGTTTCTATATTATAAACATCTATTTTGTCTTTAATTTCTTCTATATTTGTTATTACTTTAGTAGTTCTCATTCTAATATTGTGAAAATTTGTTATTCCTTTTCTAATAATAGCTGGATCTATAATATCTATAAATCCTAGATTATAAAATTGTTTTTTAGCTAGAATTCTTACATTATACACATCTTTAATATTTGTTTTTCTTTTATTAAATTCTATTATGTATGGTATATTAATACCATCCAGACATCTACAAATTTCATCAATAATAAATTTATTAGTATTACTGATTCTTATTGTTCTTGATTTTTTATCAATATGTCCTTCTGCATCATAGATTCCTGCTAAAAATCCCCTATAGTAATCATAATTATTACTATTAAAAGTATCTACTATTAAATCTACCAAATTATCATAAGCATTGTATTTAGATCCATATATTGCTGGTTTTTTATTTCCATTTAAGTGTATATCAAATACACCCCAATAAAAATCTATATGAAAATATTCAAAGTAATTTGCTATTCTGTTTAAAGGTTCTATGTCTGTTAAAGCTAATCTAAATCTTTTTTTATTACCGTGTTTATTTTTTTCTGAAGATGAAATATATCCATCTCCAAGAAACATACCCACTATATAACCTTTTTTATATAAATCTTCATTTAGATTTATATTCTCTATTTTCTTTATTTTATATGGGAAAGATGCAACATCTTGACCTATTTTGTATTTTCCAGCATTTCTCCAAGAATGCTTATTATGTCCTCTATTTGCCAAAATTTTATGATTTTTTGTAACTAATAAATGAGTATTATCATTAAATGTTATTTTTATAACATTTTCTTTTCTACTAAATATATTTAATACTTTAGAAGGATAGACTTTTTTATCTCTTCCTGTTTTTGGACTAATTTCATCAAATCCTAGTATCATATCATCGAGTCTTACATTTTTGATTTTTTTCTCTGAAAAATCTGACATAGTTATTAATGTGTTTCCATCTAAACAAAAACTACAATTATGTTGGCAGTTGTCTGTAAGTCCAACCTCTAACATAATTGGATAAGTATCCATACCATTCAACCATTTTGCCACTAGTTCTGGATGGTACATTAATTTATGATGGTCTATATTTAGATTATCCATTGTCTTCCTCGTCGTCTTCTGGCATTTCAGGTCCATTATCTTTTCTTAAACAATTCCAAGAACAATATCCTTCTGAAAGTGGATGTAAGTCAGTATCATATCCACAACTAGTACACCAATGAAATTTTTTATTACACACTTTACATCTCATTATTTACTTTCTCCAACCAATAATTAAGCAAATCAGTCAGTGTTTGTTTTAAAGGTATCTTTGGTTCCCAACCAAGCAGTCTTCTTACTTTCGTACTATCCGGATCTTGCATCTGGATCTCTACCTTACGGTATAGAGATGGATCTACTGTAAGTTTAGGATCAATGTTTGCTATCCCCAACATTATCTCAAGATAATACATAATAGTATGTAATTCGTTTCCACACACATTATATATTTCACCATTCGGTATTTCTTGATTTACAGCTTTCGTCATTAACTGATAATAAACATCGACTATATCTCGTACATCTGCTACATTTCTAATTGCAGACATATTCCCAATTCTGATTTCGTTTTCTTGTTTCTCCAATATAATCTTGGCAATCTGTACAGCATCTGAAGCAATACTGTATTTTGGACTTCTACGTGGACCTGTGTGAGAGAATGCCCTGGAAGAGTATGCCATTAGCTTTCCTTCTTTGGCCTGTTCAGTTACATATAATTCTGCTGAATGTTTCGACACAGAGTAGGGATTGTTAGGGTTTCTAGGATGAAATTCTGTTACTTTAGTTTTAGTAACTCCATAGACTTCAGAAGTACTGCAATTATGCAATACACAAAATGGATTGTAGTTTATGATTGCTTCTACTAAATTTATCGTACCAACTGCATTTTGTTGAAATGTCATGACTGGCTGGTTAAATGATGTAGCTGGATGAGTCATGCTGGCAAGATGAAAACACCCTTCATATTTGTGTTTTCTTAATATACTTTTCAATGACTCGTAATCAGTAATATCTCCTTTCACCCATCTTACATATTTGTAGTTTTCTTTTAATACATCAATTGTATCTTCATACTGATTTCTAAACATACCAAAAACTTCATGACCTTCATTAATTAAAAGATTCATGAGGTGTGGTCCTACAAACCCAGTTGAGCCGGTTACTAAGAATCTCATTCTATAAAATCCTCCACAGCTTTGATTACTGATTCAATTGAAATATTATCTACTCTCTTTTCAGCAAATACAACTTTAGCATTTGGATTAATAGGATTTAGTGCTAATATATTGTCTTTGTGATGTGGGAGCCAATTGGCTATTAAATGAATAGCCGGATGAGAATAAGCACCATTTACCCAAAGAGATCCAGAATCAGGACCAATTGTAACATTAGATGCAAGTGATGATTTAAGCTGGTCAAAATATGAATAATGAGTCATACGAATATAGTTTGAATTTGAAGAAAGTATAGGCTCTGAGTTAATACCATAGTGATAAACCTTTACTTTTACTTTATCTATAAAATTACTCCACCATAATGTAGTAGGTGATCTCAAACCTGGGCTGTCTCTAAAGCCTGTGGAGAAAGGCCAGATAGCAATGCTATTTCTATATGCAGATAAATTTGGTATATATTGTTTACTCCAAGTATCTGGTAGATCGTTAGCTCCCACATCAAACCATTTTACTAATTTTGGTTGCATTTCCTGACTGGTGAGAACATCTTTAATATTATAGATCCCAACTATATATGCTGTTTCTTCTACACAAGATTTGTAGTTATACCAGTATTGGTCTGAATGCTTCCAGCCTTCTTCTTTGATTATTATGTCACACTGTGACATTATCTGTTTATCAATATCACCAATAGATTTCCAATTATCTGTAATCTTGATTCTGTCAATCAGATAGTGGTTAAGAAAGATAGGGGCCGCAAAAGCACATTTCTTTTTAATACACCAAATCTTATAACTGTCTGGATATAACTTCTCAAAATAGGAAAGGCAAGGAAGACCCATAATGAGATCACCAAGAGGAGAGTATGAAAAACCCCAAATCTTGAAATTCTTAGATACCATAATATTTCCTCAATAGTATAATATCTTGTTTTATCAATTCTGTTCTCTTTATAAGAGGAAAGAACCCCATACCAGCAGCATGAATAATATAAGAATCCCATCTGGATGTTCCGTCTTCACTGAACATACTCATATGGTTGAATTTAAATGGTAGTTCAAATACTTTAAATCCATGCTTGTGAATTTGATATCCTATATAAGCATCATCGACACCAGTCTCATCACCAACTGGAAGATCTTCTACTTTATACTCAAGTATTCTTCTGTGCTCTTTCGAAAAGACAAATACCCCTGTATTGATATAGCCTTCAGTCCAGCCAACATCACCAAGTTTGTTCTGTATCATTTTAATACGCTGTCTACGAATCTCTTTCCTGCTACCTTTGTCCTCCAGAACAGTTCCTATGCTAGAAAATTCAACTATATTGAAAATATTCGGGCATGTTGGTAATACTAAAGCATCAGTGTCAATCATTAATATACGATCATAGTTGTCGAGTAGTTTTTGACAATTAAAAATTCTCCAATGAGGATGCAAACCTTTAATATTTTCAGATAATATAATAAAATCTGCATTACACTTACTTGCATACTTCTTTAATAATGGATGTGTAAGCTTAGACATCTCATTTATTCTGCTATCTGCCCTAGTAACAATAGCTAAATTATTCATACATAACCTCTATTCTATTTTTAAATTATTATATACTTTAGTAATCCATTCATGAAATTCTAATACAGTCATAGTGTCTTTTGCTCTATTGCATTTTTTACAACATGAAACACAATTATTATATACATATCCTTTAGTATTATCAATTCTATCTACCCCATTATAAATATAATCTCCATTATAACATGTATTTTTACTTATATTAATAGGAGATGAATTACAATAATAACAATTCATTTGTGTTAATTTAAAAAATTCTTCTTTAGATAAAGAAAATTCATAATTACGGTTTCTAGCTCCTGAAGCATATGAAGCATATAATTTGTTTCTTGCTGATTCTCCATATCTTTTTCTAAATCTTTTACTTGTACTTTCTTTGCCAATACACCCACAATCAGTTGTTTTTCCACTCATTAGACTATCACTTCTAATATATTTTAAATTATTACACCTATTGCATTTACACAACCACTTCGTTCTAACTCTATTTCCAGAATGGCATCTTATATATTCTGATAATACTATTAAGTTACCAAAAGTTTTTCCTTCTAAAAGAATTATCTTTGGAATTCGTTTTTCTTTGTGCTTACTTTTTACTAATTTATTATACCATTCTTTTTTTAACTTATTTTTACAATTTTTACACCAAGATTGCTTACGATCTTTTGTAATTTTTGAATATACAAAATTATCTAAACTTAATAATTGTTTACATTTACTACATATTTTCATTATTTTTTCTCACAAGTTTCTTTGAAGTGTGCAACAGCTATATCTTTAAATTCTTCATATATCTCTTTTTGTATTCTAACTAAATCCTGATTAGAAAAATATTTAGTACTCCAGAATGAACATGAATATTCATCACATTCTGAGAAATCAACATCTTTCATTGTGCTGTGATTGTAGTAACTTGTTCCGGGGAATGGGGTAAGAACGGTCGTACCCAAAACATCAGGTTGTATATCTCTTATTAATTGTTTTGTTAATTCTATATCATTAGGAGTTTCTTCTGGAAAACCAATAATAGTAAATGCTCTTCTTTTCAATCCAACTTCTTTGGCCCATCTGAACACATTTTTAATTCTATCAATTGTAATACCTTTACTTACTTTGTTTAGTATCGACTGACTGCCACTTTCTACTCCAACATCTATTTGGTCACAACTTGATTCCTTCATCAGTTGCATTAGACTTTTATTAATAAAAGCGGCGTGTACCATACCAGACCAAGGTATCTTATTTCCTCTTCTTATCTTCTCTTCGCAGAATTCTATAGCAGCGGAATTTGGCGCAGACCACGTAGGATCGACAAATTTAAATTTGTCTATATGATATTTATTATTTACATACTCTATTTCATCTAATACATCTTTTGCATTTCTTACTCTAACGGCAGGTTCATTTGTATTAGTACTGCCTGACATTGCCTTCTCCCCACAGAAAGAGCATCTCATTGGACACCCTCTTCTACTCTGGAAAGAAGCAATTCTAATGCCACACATACTTTCACACAGATCTAGTAATCTTTCCTGTTTGATTATTGTTCTGTCGGGCCAAAGTAGATCCTTAAACTCCATTTTTGTACCCAATACCATTCCTGGTTTGTGCATACCATTTATAATATCTACAAATGCTTTCTCTCCTTCTCCAACTACCACATAATCAATTAGAGTATTTTTGGAATTCTGAAAAGTAATATCTGAGTCTAATATTGTTCTAGGAGAAGTTGTTGCGTGCCAACCACCGAGGATTACTCGTACATTGCTGTTAATCTGTTTAATCTGTTTAATTATATTAAGAACCTGTCTATAAGTAGTTGTAGTAGCAGATATACCTACATAATCAGCATTAGCTCCTGCTAATATGATTTGATTTATATCATCAAAGCTTTCATCATAAAACTCAATATCTACATTAGGAACATTCCATCTACAATAGGAAGAAATACTCGCAAGACCAAGAGGTTCCCATATGTTTGGAAATTTTGGTGAGATCAAGACTATCTTCATGTTTTCCCTTTCTAGATTGAATTCATCTGTTTGCAAATAAAATCCACATCCTTTTCCATATCAGCATACGTAGGCAAAGCCAAAATCCTATTATAAACCCAACTAGTGTTCTTTGTTTCACTTAAAGGAGTATAATAAATTTTAACTTCAATATCATTCTTCCTAAAATTCTCTGCCACCTTATCTCTTACTTTTTTATTTTCAAACAATACAGCATATACACTATGATTTGTTTCCTCCGGTATTACTTGCTCATTGAATGGAATTTTAATCAACGATCTGTATGCATCTATAATTCTTTCATTCGTTTTAATCTTCTCTTCATATTCTGAAATAGAATATAAAGCTATAAGAGCATTTATCTCTGTCATTTTAGCAGAAAGTTCAACTAGTGATTTCATTCTATTATAGTAAATTTCATTATTGGTTATGATTGCCCCTCCCTGAAACCCCGTTACTACCTTCGTATGTGCAAACGAAACAACTTCAATGCTTCCCCTTTGTCCTAATTTTGATAACCCATAACCGTGAGCTGCATCAATTATAAGTGGTAAACTTGGATCTAATCCATTCATATTACACATATTACCAAACACATCAACAGCAATAACAGCATCACAATATGAATAATGATTATTTACTTTCTTTCCATCAATCATCCATGTATTTTTATCAATATCTACATACTCAACCATATTTGTAGAACAAAGAGCTGCATATTCAGTACTACCCCAAGTAAACGAAGGAATGGTCACAATTGCGTTTAATGGAAGATTAAGTGCCTTTACTGCAATAATCAGGCCATTTGTACAATTACAACAAGCTAAAACATACTTTACATTAAATTTTTCTTTAAAATGTTCTTCTAATTTTCTGGTATAAGATCCATTTACAACCCATCTACTATTGATTATGTCTTGTATCTCAAAAAGTAATCCTTCTTTATTCTTGAACGTGGGAGGTCTGTTGAAGTACAGCATTTGCATTCTCCACTACTCTTAAGAGTTTAATAAGTTGGTGTTCCCAAAGATAGCTGCTAAGTACCTTATCTCTACCTTTCAATGCAATCTTAGCTACAGTTTCGTCTGAAATAGATTTGAGTTTAGTGATTAGATCTATAGAATCGGTAAAATAAACAATCTCCTTTCCATTTTTGAAGTATTGGTCAATAGTACCAGTAGTATCGAGATGAAATGTACAAACACCACACCCAAGAAGTCTAATGATTCGATCAGAATAGTAATTTTTTATATTATTGTATGTGTTTAAACTAAGAGCAAATTTTGAACTAGAACATACCTTAGCAAAATCTTCATCTACTACATTCTGACCAGAATATTGAGGACCATAAAATCTAACATTAAATCCAGCTTCTTTCAGAGCCTTGTAATACTCGTCTCGTTCTGGAGTTTGTGTACCTATAAAACTAATGTCACATTTCAATTCTTCTACAGGTTCTACTGGTTTAAAAAAATCAGTATCTAGTCCTTCTGTTATATGAAATGAGTTAGGGTTTATATCTTTAAATAATTCTACAACATCTGGAGCAGTAGCACTAGCAAAATGACAACGAGATACGTATTCTTGTGCGTTGATTTTTCTATAAACGATATTTGAATCCATCAGCCAGTACCACGTCCGTGCATGATTAGAACATATTTCTACTGTTTGTGGGTGTACTCCATTTATCTTACTAAATATTACTACAAAGGGTTTATAATTATAAACAAGAGTTGTAATGTATCTATGAAAATACTCAGGCCCATTTTGTTGTATAATACTTCTATATGATACTGGTATAACATCACAGCCAAGTTTCACTAATGCCTTAGCTTGCGCCACGTTTGTTGAGCCACGGTCAAAGACTCCCACAAGTATTACAATTGGTTTGTTATTCATTATTCACTCCATCTAAAAAGATAACAAAGAAGTTTATACGGAATACCATTTCTTACTTTGTGGTTAGTGTGTTGAACATTATTACATATCCAGCATTCATGATTCCATTTTAAATCGTGTATAATTTCTACACTTCTTCCATAAGGAAATTGTTTATCAACATCTACTAGTTTTACTTTTCTTATTTTTCCTAGAGAACTAAACCAATTCCACGTTACAAATATAGAACCACAAAACTCACACTTTCTGAGAGGAAATAATTTCGTTAAGTGCTGACATATCTTTTGTAATAATTTTTTACTTACACTGCATGTCATAATATGAACATCCTTCTATTGAGTGTGCCTTACGCTCACATATTTTACACAATGTAACCCCCATATCAATATCAGCAGCTTCCATTGAAATCCATCTGACTCCTTCAATATGATGAGCGATTAGATTCTCAGTAGATCCACATTTAACACATTTATGTCCATCACGTTCTAATACCATTTCACGCCATTGTCGTTGAACATCAGCGTCTCTATAATTCTCATTAGGGTTTTGTCCTTTTGGGTATTTATTTTGATCATAAATTGGGCATAATTGTTTACAATTATCTGAACAATAAAGTCTATTTTCTCCGTGTACTTTTCCATTTAAAGCTTCAATTCTATTTCTTATCTGTAAATTTGTAGGATAAAAATATTTTTCACAATGAGCACATTTTACCATTAACTGTCCACTTGGATCTGAAATAGGAGATTCTACTATAGTTAATCTTTCAAAATATGTAGCATACTTTGCTATTGAATTATCATATATTTTTTTATTTTCTTTTATTCTTGCTTTATTTTTCTTTCTATATTCTTTATCATATTCTCTTGTTTGAATTTTTATTTTTTCTCTATTTTCTTCTATATATTCTTTTCTTTCCAATTTATGAGAATCTCTATATTTTTTTTCTTGTTCTTTTAGTTTATTTATATTATTTTTACGATATTCTTTATTATATTCTTTTCTATTTTCAATATTTCTATTTGAATAGTCAATATCTTGTAACCTTTTACATTTTTTACACGAAGAATATCTTCCGTCTTTTTTAGAAGAATCTCTTGTAAAATCTTCTATACTTTTTTCAATTTTACACTTACTACATACTTTAGTTAACATTTCGTTCCTATCAAATTATTTAATGAATTAATGTCATTAGTAAGGGTGATTTGGAATTCCTGTTTATCATGATTTGCTAAAGCCTCTAAAAAAGACTCAACATCTGATATTATAGTTTGAGCGTCAATGCACCTATAGTCCGTCAGAAATCTCCACGACACCGGAGTCGAAAATCTATTTTCTTTTACAGAATGCCTCTCCTTCTCTGGACCGATCCCGTATGTGGGACATCCACTTAACAAACTTATATGAGTTAATCCAGACTGACTAGATACTGATAACAAACAATTATTAAGATGCCAAATAATCTTATCTAGTTTATCCTCACCATTATAAGAAATCAAATTGGTTACGTTTGGATGTTCAAAATCAGCTAAACAAGAACCACTAGGAACCCCTCCAAGAACAATATGCACGTTCTTAGATAATTTTAGCACAAATTCTTCCCACACATGAGCTGGTATATTCCTATTTGCAGCTCTTGCCCGTCCGCGTGGGAACACGCAGATAGTTTTAGGTACTGTATAATCTTTAGTAGTAGAATACTTGTAGTATTTTGCAGGAAGATAATCTAAAATTTTAGTATAACCTCTAGGCATCCAAATCTCAGTTGCTTTATCTTTATTGTAAAATGTTCTGAAATACTCGATCAATCTTTTATATACATCGGGCGGTGTGAGTGAACCAGGAGGAGAATCTGGAAGTGGGGCTTCGTAGCAATCTTGCTCTAATTTCAGATCATAGAACCATTCAGGTAAATCAATAGTGAAACTAACAAAGTCCTGAACAAGACAATGAAAGTTTTTATTCATCATAACTATAAATTTTTTATCTTTATGAACTTCTTCTTTTAAAAATCTCCATCTAGCTTGTGTATATTGACACAACCACCCCAATTCACCAATAGCAAAAGAAACTACAACAGGCTCATCTATATAAAATTTCTCTTCTTCAGTCATATAGTTATCCTCTTTTACTTGGATACCAATTCCAAACAGGCTCTTTCTTACTTATTTCTGGTAAGAAGATTCCGTCTTCTTTGTTTGGTCTAACATACTTAACTAAATAATCAACAGCTCTACCAGTTTTCAAATCTCTTTCTACTCTCCAAACTGCACCTTCTACTTCATCTAATGCTCCATGAAATCCGTACTTACCTAATATTCTCATTACATCTTTAATACTAATTGCTGAACCTTTATGAAGCAATGCCGGCATTGTAAATTTACCACCAACACGATCTACAAAATCACTATAAATCATTCTTTTATCTTTAATCATTATATCAAATGCTACAAATGGTTCATGTCTGAGTTTATATCTTGTACTGTGAGCTTGCATCAACCACTCACCTACAAGTCGTTCACCATCAGACAAAACATTTAGGAATCTTTCTGTATTTTCATATACCCAATTATGGAAGTGTTTGTGTTGTTCATATGGAGAAGAAATGGCTATATATCCGGCTCTAGTTAAAGGAAAGATAGAATCTTCTACTCTGGCTATACCAACATTAGAACCATCTAATTTTTCCTGTACTATTACTTCATCATTTTTATCCCTACACTTCTCAGTTGCAATTCTGGCTTGACCTTTAGAGCATTTATGATCTCCTGTACCAATACGACTATCAGGAAGGTGTGGAATACTACCATAGTTCTTTCTTCCAATAGGTTTTCGATCTTCCATTTTAAAACTCTAATTATTTAAATAGAAATAGCAGGGCTGCAACTTGTACAGCCCTGCTTTGTGTTGGACATGAACTCTGAATCAATCATTCAATACCTAGTTAATATGGAAAACTAGATGCTACAGTATCAGAAGACATAATATAAAGCTTACCACCAGAACTAAAATACAGAGATCCCTGACAACTAGCATCTACAGCGGTAGCTGTTTTTGCAGCAGTTGTTGCAAGAACAGCAGAACCAAATAGAATATACTGATGACTTCCTAGTTTAATATAAGACGTTACTGCTGGAGCTGGATTAGTAAGAGTGCCACTAACTGTGATGTTAGTTGCTGATAAAGAACTAAATCCACTAATAGTTACAGCAGACCCGCCAGCGAGTATATTAGATGTATAACGACTATCACCCATTAAAAATCACACTCCTTAGAACGGGATAAATGAGGCTGCTGTATCTGATTCCAGAATAGCCAATTTACCATCAGAACTCAAATACAAAGATCCCTGACAACTAGCATCGATGGCAGTAGCCACTGGAACAATAGAAGCCAAATATGCTAGACCACCAAAAAGAATATACTGATGATCTCCAAGTTTAATATAAGAAGTAGTCGCAGCAATAGGAGCAGTAAGAGTACCACTCACTGTAATGTTGGTTGCAGTTACAGAACTAAACCCACTGATAGTGACAGCAGATCCTCCCGCTTTAATATTAGAACTATACCTTGAGTCTCCCACGAACATCATCTCCTTTGTTAGAGCTTTCTTTCCAATGTGGGTTGGAAAAGAAACCTTATGTCAGGCTAACATAAGCCTCGTTGGTTAATATTTATGCTAACTAAAATCGTTAGTTACTTCTTCTCAAGAAACCAAGTTTTAGGGGTATTTCCTTGTGGACCCCTTACATTAGTTACCTTGAACCCGTGTTTGTCTTTTAACTCTTCAGCTACCATCAGACTATGAGTTTGTACTTTCATCTGACTGGAAAGAGATTTTGCCTCATTAGCAGCATTCGATTTCTTGACCTCAAGACCCATAACACCACTAATGGGCAATCCCTTTTTGTAATTCGTAATTACCAAGTCTAATTCTTTTTTAGACATACCATGCTGCGAAACATATTCGAGCAATGTTATGGATGTTTCAGCCACCGGCTCTCCTTTCACACTCATAATCGGCGTTTCTTCCTGCACTTCCATTTTAATGGTAGTGTCTGGTTCGATATCCAAATTTTCTAGCTGTAATGCATCGTGCTCTTCCATACTTATACCGTGTTTAGATCTTAAATGTTGTAAAAGATTAGTGTATGATTTTTCACAAATACGACAAGTACCTTCTGACATAACAAATGACCTCCGTCTTTATTTTTCATTATTCCAATTCACATGTGGAACTGAAATTTCATAAGCAATGCAACTTGCTTGAATTTCAAGCAGTGCATTGCGACGATCCTTTATTGGTAGAGATCCATCTACCGCTCTTTTAAGTGATTCCTTAATATCAGCAATAATACCATTCCTGGTCTCAGCTATTCCTGCACCTGACAATCCAGACGCCTCTAAAGCCTCACCAGCAAAAGGTGATGCTCCAGCCCATCCTGCTAAAGCAGCAGTAGTAGCCATAGCAATAGTAGAAGTAGACCCATATGCTATCAATGCTGGTGCAAATACTGATCCTGCTAATAATCCAGACAGTTTCATATAAAATGACAGCTTGGCCTGATGAGTAGACTTAGCTTCAAATCCTTGTAATCGTGGTTGACAAAACTCTAATACTTCTTTAAATTGATCCTCAAATTTAGTCTTTGAATCATAGTTAAAGGTTTTGATCTCGCCTATCTGTTGTCGATTCGAGACAGCACAAGCTGAAAGGAAAAATATAATTAATAGTAGGGATGTAAGTTTCATCTGCGAGTCTTCTTCCTTTTTCCTGTTATTTTTTCAATTTGCGGCAAAATTGGCTTCAATGTGTCTATAAGTAGTATCTTATAGTCATCGTCTTCTTTTCCTAATTTACTTTCTATATCTCTCTTATAACCTTTCAACCACACACTATCATTTGCATGAGTACCATATAATGTATCCCCAGGTTCCCATTCATGCATAGCGGTCATATCACGCCTTGTATTAGGAATTTCCGAGGTCGCTATATTCTCTTCGCTGTCCCTTACATTAAAATAACTGTCTTTCAAATTATATCACCTACTTACTAGTATCGGTGTATTCTTTCATTGCCAACATTTCTGGACTCATACTTTCATAATCTGTAATTGGTATGAAATTATTGAGTACATCATACATCTTCATATCTCTGGTAGAGAAGAAGTCAAATACATCTCTTTTAGGTATATTAAACCTAGTCCAGTGAAATTCACCCATAACTGACATTTTAGGAGAATTCTCTATGGTATGTCTACCACCAAGAAGCATTGTAAAATCACAACCCTCCACATCTGTTTTAATATGATCTATCCTCGGTATCTTCTCTTCTTCACAGAATGTATCTATAGTTACAACTTCAGTTTGTTCTTCTGGATGTCCATATCCTGGATAAATAGAATGAGCTTCAATACCATTAGTATACAATACAGTATTGCCATCAAAATCAGACAAGGCAGCATTTATGAGAAAAACATTGTTACCTTTTATAGTTTGAACTAAATAATTAAAGTTTCTCAATTCTGGTTCAAAAGCAAATACTCTACCAGAACTTCCTACTAGATCACTGTAGATAGTAGCATACCAACCTCTACAAGCACCAGCATCAATTATAAAATCACCGACTTTAATGTTTTCAATACACCATTTGGATTTTGTAAAGTTTACACGATTCAACTTCATCTCTGGAGAAAGAGACTTTACATACTTGATAATTTCTTCATCTGTCATTTTTTAGATCCTTTATGAGTTTAGAAACTGTTATATGGTATTGTTTGCAGATAGGACATTTATATGCTTCTAAGTTATATAGTTGACAGACTTCTACTGTATCCTTTTTAGATTTATATTTACGACGCACTGAACAATCTTTAGTCATTTGGACCCCACACAATGCCGGTTCCAGCACACGCTTTACAAGGGTAAGGATTAGTTGAATTAGAAGTCCAACTATCTATATCACCAGCAATCTCTTGGGGTCTGGATACTAGACCAGTACCATTACAAACTGGACACTTGAATGGTTGTTTTGATGGAACTGAGACAACATAAGTATGTTCTGAAGTATAAAAATTACACATTTCATGTGGTGGATGGAATTTTCTACACATCGGACACAAAGTACTCTCTAATTTTACAGTATCATATTTATCATCATTTTGATAATAAGGACAACCAGCAGAAGTATTTTCGTGGTATCCACCACATTGTGTACAATATCTGTTTACTACAACCATACTACTTCTCCTTCGATTCAACCTTTATCAGAATAGGCAATCTGTAGAACTTATTTATATCTGGAGAGACGTTCATTTCAAGTAGTGAAAGCCAATTTCCGTTTTTATCAAGTGCTGAGATGTAAATTCTTTTACCAGGAGCTTCTACTACAGTTTCCATTGTTATTCCTCAATTTTTACCAGCAATGGCACTCTGAATGTTTTCCAAATAGATTGGTTTATTTCTACCTCTACTAGTTTCAACCATATTCCGTCTTTGCTTAATGCCCAAACACACAATTTGTCTCCAGATACTTCAATTACATTTTCCATATTTTATCCTTTATAAGAAATGGTCAGGTTGGGAGGTTACGCTCCTCCGATTCCGACCCCCAAAGCCGGGGTGTTACTGCTACACTACAACCTGATTAAACCACCATGCTTCATATACAGGTCTAGGACCACCAAGAGTTTCTTCTACATGCACATGATACCGATTACCATTCTTCATACTAAAATGAGCCAAAACCGACATTACACCTTTATTGACTTCTGGAGATTCAAAATCATGACAGACAATCATACCTCCTGGTTTTATAAGTTGAAAGTAGTTGAATACATCAGCCATAACATATTGATGCATGTGGTTTCCATCTACATATACAAAATCAAACTCTAACTCCGTAAGTTCCAATACTGCAACATCAGACGGTTTTTCAATCCATTCAATCCTATCTGAGTAAGGAGCAAGTAGATCATGAGCCGCTTTTCTACATTCTACGTTTTGTTCTTCAGTGACATTACAACCAGACCCACGCTGATTAGAATAGAAAGAATAAGGATCAATCAAATACAACTTCTTAATATCAAGGTTTATAAACATAGATTCGGCGTTTGTACCGCAGTTCACACCAATTTCAACTCCTGTGAGATTAGATTGACCTTTGAGACAAGACAAGGAAGGTCTTAGATACATGTAGTTTACCTCGTAAAAATCCATTTATCTGTTCCACAATCATATATTCGGCTATATCCTTCGAGACTCATAATTTCTTGTTCTGTTTTATTAACATCATAATTTGGCATATTAACTAAATTACTTTTTCTAAAGTTAAATCTATGATACCTCTTTTGTCTGACACAATACCAATATGATGGTTGGCTAGAATGTGCAAAGTCAAATCCTAACTTTTTATATACATTGCCATTAAACCATCTTTTATCAGAATAAGAATAAATAGAAGATGGGTTATATGTTTTAAGGAAGTAAGAAAATAATTTAGAAGCACCACCAACAACATTCAAATTTAAGTCTGAGCAGAATCTAGAAAGTTCATATTCATTCTCCTTTGGTTTAATGTTTCTTGATATATTTGATTTACTAAATGTCATAACTGAGACTAAAGTATTATTATGATATAACCCAAGTTTAATTAGTGCATTTGTATATCCCTGCAAATGATTTTTTATACAAAACTCTCTAGCTTCAGAAGAATCAATTTCCCTAACTTCACACTTTCTGGCAAAGACAGATTTATTATTAGAAAGTCCTAAAATATACAATAATGTTTGTTTAACAATATCTTTCTTGTATACCCACTCATCTTCGAATATGGTGATTAATTTTATACCTTTATTATTACAAAGATTTAATTTATTTAAATGATAGTTTTCATCCTTCTTTTTTTCTATAGAATGGTAATATACACCACAATATTCTATAGCTATATTTTTTGGATGAATTACAATATCCAACTCAAATGGAGTTATAATACTTTTATCATTAGATGTAATCTCGTTTGAATTAAAATAATCTGATAAAAACTTATATATTTCTATCTCACCAGAAGATCTAGTAGATGGACATTTTGGACATCTAACTCCATTACTTTTAAAATTATTAAAAGTTACATTCCAACTATGCCCGTTGGGACAAACAAGGTTAAGATGAGTTGCTGAATTAGTATAATTATCATTAGCTAGTTTATATCTTTCTTTCTCTATATACTTCTTAACATCAGAAAAATCTAATAATCTTGTTTTACCTCTATTTAACATAAAACAAACAGAGCATCTTCCTCCGCTATTAAATTCTCTTAGAGTAATAGAAAAATAATGTCCTTCTGGACACAAAACATCAAGAAGTGAATTAGTATTTATATATTCATTAGAATACAATAAATATCCTTCTCTAGCAAATATATTTTTTACTTCTTCGTGTGTATATTTTCTATTTATATTCTTTTCTGAATTTAAACAATGTATGCATGTATTGTCAGATTTTATAGATCTGTAAGAAGTATTCCATGTATGTCCATTTTTACAAACAACATCTAGTTTTGAATCAATACTTTTATAAGTATTTGAAAGAAGTTTATACCCCTTACTTTCAATTTCTTTTTTTACAAAATCAAAATCTAATCGTAATTCATTTCCTCTAATAGAGTCATAACAAAGTTTACATCTATTTCCAAGTTTCCAACTAGAAAAAGACATACTACGTACATGTCCGTTTGGACACTTAAATTGTAATTTTTCTGTGATTTTTGAATAGGTATCTGATAAGAGTGTATATCCTTCGTTTTCAAAAGACTCTTTTACAAATTCATAACTTAGTTTATTACTTCCACCGCGTTTGGATAATGTCATATCAACTCCTCCGAGTTTTTGACATATATTACCTGCAATACTTGTGCCAAAAGATAAGGATCTGGCACAAAAAATGCCAGATCCTTACTTTTTTATGTTAAAGATTACGAACTCGCAATATTACAAGCGAAAGTTCCTCTCCAGTTAGAGACACAACCTCCATATCTGAGCATAATGGAGGCATAGAGGTCCTTGGAAGTCTCGTCAGCCCAGAAATCGAGCATAACATCTTCCCTAGCTGTCGCCATAAGCCCTGATCTCCTCTTCAGCAAGAACCACCCATCAGCATCAGTCAAAAAGCTCCATTCAAGAGGGCTGACTATGCTCGTCAAAACATTAAGAGTGTTATCCTGACTAAAAGGGACTTGAGTAGTATTCAAAATCTCCCTTGCAGTAAACGTAAGAGCCGGAGGCACCAACAGAGTGTCAGGAGACCACTCAATAATCTGACCTCTCTCATTTCTGTTATTCGTAGACGTAAAAACTAGATAATTAGCTTTCAAATTATCTGGAGTCAACGAATCGGCAGACTCGTAGTTGCTATAGGTATTACCAACCTTATCAGGATGATCCGTGGCAAAAAAAGCCTTACCATCATAGGTCAAATTCCCAGACGAATCGGTGATAACACCACCAATGCTGTTATTGAAAACATCATTACCAGCCGACATAGCACCATAGTTAAAAAATTTCGAGTACCATTTTTCTTTGGTCTCAATCACAGAACTAGCCCACTTGCCAACAGTCGTTTGCAACAGATTAGCAACCTTCTGTGTATCCTGAACCGTCTCATAAGTAAACCTCACAAGACGCCCAAAGGTTCTATTCTTGCAAACAATCGTATAAGACTCAATCGGCCTATCAGCCTGAAGATCTTCGCCTTCTGGTTTTTCCAGAAGCTCTCCAAGACCAACCGCAGAGGTAAACATATCATACGCTGAATTGGACGGAACAACCTCAAATAGATCCTGATAAACAGGAGGTTTTTCCGGATAATTCTCAAAATACCAACGGTAAGCATCTTTCTTCATAGCTTCCGTGAATTCAGATCTTTTTCACCATCTTATGAGATTCTATTTAAGGAATCTCCTTACCATTTCTGATAAGAGTCGGACTATATCATCATCCTAGAATTGTCTAGGAGCCGGGCGCTCGTGGATCGGTTATTGGTTGTAATATCCTCACGATCTAGTCTCTGGACGTTCCTATCTACTTTTTCTATTACATTCGATAGGCTTCGCTGCTGATTGCCATGTTTAAGGAACAATTTGATTCTAAACTCTGCCATATACTTCTCTCTATTATAAGACACCTTTGGATGGCATGAGTTACACAACGAAATAAGATTGTCAAAAGAGTAATTGAATTTATCGTAGTCAATATGATGAACTGCCAATTTTTTATTGGAGATATTCTGATGAATACCACACAATTGACATCTGAATCCGTCTCGATCTCTCACTTTATTTTTGAGATTATCATTCCAGACTTTCATATTATATCGGTACGATGTTATACCACCTCTCCAATTTGGGTTTCCTTCTCTAGAGATCAACCTTGAGTGTTTTTCTTTTCTTTCTCTAGTCCAGATTTTACCATACATTGGATTTCTTTCACCTGAATGAGCATCTGATTGATGTTTTCTAAATTCTTCAACAGAAATATTTTTTAAGAATTCAGAAGCTGATTTTCCTTTCCTTCTTTCTGACGCTGCATCCCTATACTCTTCAGACTTTACTTTTGAAATGCCATCTTTGTGAGATTTACCATAAAACGGATTTTTCTCTCCAGACACCCACCCTTCTGGAACAGTAGAACAACCAAACATATTCTCATATTGTTTGGGAGTCAAATTATGACTGTTCATAAGATGAGTGTTTGTTACCGCTTTAAAAGTTTTCTTACAAATCTGACATTCCATTTTTTGTTCCTTAAATTTAGGTTTCCAGTCAATTCACCCAGTTTTTAACTTCCGGTTGCCCAGAAGTGGTGCAGTAAGCTACACCAGCCATTTATTCTTCACCTTCCTTAAATTACTAAATTAATTACGCATTAGCTCCACTTGGGTTAATCGAAACCAATGCCAAATCTTCACTTGCATCATAATCGTGGATCAAAAGCACTCCACTAGCCGCCGTATTGTACGCAGTTCCAACTTTCTGAATCAGAGTATAAGTAGCACCAGTATTCTGGATCAATGCACTCTTACCAAGAATCGTAGCATTGGCACTAGCGTGAGCATTACTAATTGGCATCCAGAACTTATTCTCGACACCAGTGATGACAAATACCTTATCAGCCGCAGCAGTAGAGCTAGACTTCCACGAACTCTTACCAGAAGCATCTTTTTGGGTGTCAGCCCAACCAAAAATGTTAGCATAGTACGTAGAATTCACTTCAGCAGCATGACCAGCAGAGTTAATATAGACAAAATGCCCACCCAATCTGTTGAAATACTGAGAAGCAGCAACAGGAACTTCTTTGCCCTTACCGGGGCCTTCCATCCATCCGTATTTAATGAATTTTCCCATTATAAAATTTCACCATCCTTACTTTTTCTTAGACAGCCTACTGTCTTTCATTTTTAAAATATCAATCCAATCCTTAACAGATAAGCCACGATCTTCAGCGGCTCTCTTTATCTTTTCATCATTTGGGTCATAATCTCCAAAATTACCCGTATTCTTAGTATCGTCCGATTTCTTAGTATTCATTCCATCTGTATTAATATTGGACTTTACTAAGTTTTCGTTTTCTTTATCTGAGAGAAAAGCTTTTACTTTTTCTTCTACCGTAAGTTCATCAACCATTTTTCCCTTATCATTATAGACGGGGAAATAGTACTTATCTAGATTATCGTCGTATTCAAAGTCTTCCTTCAGCAACCTAACGATTTGTCTAGGATTAATTGCTTTCATCTCTCCAGTAGAAGCAAATGTCAATATATCAGCATCCAATCTTGTAGAACGTAGTGCTTTAATCTTCTCTTCTTTGGCTGAGAGTATCTTATCTTTCTCAGCAAGTTTATCGTTGATATCTTTCATCTGAGCTTCGATTGATCTCTGAATTGATTCCAGTTCTTTCTTATGAAGAATCTCCTGTCGTTCAATTTCAGTTTTCTTTGCAAGCTCTTTCTCTTCTGTTTCCTTGTCAATGGTTTCCTTGTGATTCTTGAGAGCAACAAGTTCCTCTTTCAAAGCTTTTAGCTCTTCGGTAGTAGGAAGTCCTTTTCGTCCTTCCTCAAGATCATCAATCTTCTTCTTAAGCAAACGAGCTTCCTCTTTAGCCTCGTCTCGTTTCTTAATGGCTGCTTTCATTTCCTTGTCAAGATACTCTTCTCGCTCAGTCTTATTCTTACTTTCAGACTCTTTCTTTTTAGACTCAGCTTCGTCAACAGCCTTTTTCAGATCATCATCATTTTCAAATTTAGTTACATCGACACCTAACAACTTTGCTTGTTCTTTAAGTTCCATTCTTGGACTCCTCCATTTAATTTTTTAGCTATCCAGCTATTTATCCTCTGGTATTCTGTGTGAGGACTTAACACTGTCAGCCTTGTCCTTAGTCATAAATGTGTCTTTCACACTTGTGTTTTTAGGACCATCATTATTATCCTTACTAGTATTCTCAACCTTTTCTCTATTCCTAATAGTTTCTGGTGATTCGAATTTACCTCCTTGTGCTTCAATTTCTTTCTCAATCTTCTCTTTCAGATCATCTGGAGCAAGAGGTGCAATCTTCATCGAAATTGTCTTTTTAAGATAGATATTTAAAGTATCGGAAATATTAGACTCCATCACCTTGAATATATTATCAATTTCTTCAGTTAGAGAACCGACATCAAAAGACTCTGCATATTTTACTTCTTTAAATTCCTCTGGATTCTTTCCTAAATGAATCATTGCTAGTCTAGAAATATCATTTTCAAATTTCTGATAAGAAGCGGCTTTACTAGCTAAACAAGAATTCACACTGATAAATCCAAACTGAGCAGCACGACCAGACTTCCCAATATACATATCATCAGACGATCCCATCAAACCAGACAACCTGAAAATCTCTTTAACATGATCTATCACCAATTTCCAGACCGCTGTAATATTTTGGACATCTGGAGAAATAAAAGCAGGTGGATGACCAGAATCGTGAGGGAATGTATAAATGGAAGATGTACCGATTTTGTAAAGCGGATCTCCAGATGTCTCTTTCTCTTCAGCTAATGTTCCATCATCTGGAACAACTAGCTGAGAAAAGGTTTGTCGTTCAATCTGTTCATCAATACAAGAGCACCAATTAAAGATAGCTCTATTGATATAAACAATATCCTTCAACATTGATTCCCCAACCATATTATCATCTATATCATTATTATACATCGTGGCTATAGGAACCATGCCTAAAGGATTCTTACCCTTAGAAGGAGAACCATCATCATAAGTAACAGGCTGTCCCTTGTCGTCCTCTACTCTCCACTCAGTGGTAGTAATGAGTTTATAGTGAACCTCTTCAATCCTTTTTACAGTTGGGTCAATATCATTATAATACTTTTCCTCAAGCACAATCCATCTGAGACGACCGAATTTATCCATAGACCAGTCTTTTACCTGAATAGGAGTGAAAAGAGTAGCATAAGGATAAAGACCAAACGATTTAGCTTCAAACTTTGAAATATTCTTTTTAGGTGCAGAAGGAATATCTACGATACAGTGGACGGCTCCAAACGTGGAAGCGAGAAAGCCACCCCTTTTAACAAAATCATTTATGTTCTTACCACGACCGTCAGTGTTAGTTCTGAAGATAGCAAGATCTTCATTGCCAGGTCGTTCAATGTGTTCCTTATAGATGAGTGAGTTGTAGAGTTTGGGGAGGGTCTCGCAGAAATTTAAAAAATATGCTCTTTCGAATCTTTCATCATAGTCAGTGGAATCTTCGAGCCTATGCGAGCTGAGATTGTCTGTGGTGATGAAGTTAGAACTTCCTTTAACAGCGTCGTAATACAATTCCCAACGATCTATGTATTCATCATATAACGGATGAACTCTGTCCTTCAGTGTTACTTTAACTACATCTGCCATTTATTATCACCTATTAGTAATTATCGTCTTATTAGCATTTTGTGAGTATTTATGTACATCTCATACTATTTCCTATTCTGAGATGTTAGTAATTTAAACCTCGGTGCTTTTGCAATCTCTATTGCCATTTGTAAGGCATCACAATTATGTACAGTTACACCATTTGCTACATAACTATTATCTTCTTCAACCTCTAAATTATAAACTTCTCCATCATACCAATAAGAAGTTAATTCTCTAATTTTTTTAGATAAAAATTTTGTACTTTTATAAGAAGAACTATTGATAGAATTATGTGGTTTTAGATTCAAATTTTTATCTTTATAAATTTCTTCTATAAAAGACGGTAAATTAGATAACAATTCATTAGTTTCTAATACACTTAAACCTATAGAATAAAAATCACTTTTTATTTTGCCAGTTATTCCTTCCCATCTCCCTTTTCGTCTTACAAAAGCCAAACTTGGTCTAAATCCAATTTTTAATAACAAAAAATAAATTTGATAACTTATTGATGCTGAAATAGATATACTTCTTCCAGTTCCAGTAGTAAAATTACCATCACCAAAAAAATAACCTAAAATAAGAGATTTGGTTTCTTTATCTCCTAAGTTCATACAAAAATATGGTAGATGTTTTTGATGTCTGCTTCCAAATGTTTCAAATAATTTACAAAAAGGAACACTATTGAATAATACAGATCTGGATTTTGTATTATTTTTAATATAGTAATAACTTTTATCTATACCAAATTTTCCAAACTCTTCACGTAAAAAATCTACTACTCTATTCTCTTTCTCATGTCCAGAAAATCCAAAACAGTGAGATTTATTACATCCACCTTCTGCTAAATAATAACCAAGAATAAATGCAAACTTCTCATCAACTTCTATAAATCTATTTACTGGATTTGATCTATTGTTTAATCTTGTTCCTTTATAAGTAGAACCATAAACTTGCTCTTCTTTTATAATTGGATAGTTTATGTATTTAGACATATCTAAAATTACATTTTGTTTTGTTTTCAAAACTGGAGAATTTACTAAATCTAATTCTTTATTTATGAACTCTACAGGTTTAAAATAAAAATTATCTATAGCTTTTGTATAAAATAATCTATTTTTATAGTCTTTAATTACTTCAAATTGGTTTACTAAAACAGAATGATTATTTGTAATATACAAAGGTTCCAACCCAGAAGCTTTTAATTTAAATATTTCTCCAGAATACGTCCTACAAAAAGTTTTTGTTACTTTTTTAAAAGTTCCGGTATGGGTTAAAACATTCATACCTTCTTTTATCTCTTCAATTGGTAATACTCCAATATCTGTAATTATATTACTTCCAGCCAACAAGCAAGCATCGTCATGTGCGTCTTGCTCGCCTGTAAAAGTTACTATCTGTTCTATTGCCAAATTATATGAAGAATTTTGTCTATATTTAATTCTATCAAATATGATTGTTCCATCTGTAAGCAAAGGTACTATACCCTCGAATCGTACCTTTTTGTCAGTAGTTTGGTTTATTTCTTTTAATGGAATATATGCCCCCAACTCTCTTGATTTTTTTCTCAAAGCAGAAGCAACCACGTACTGAAAAGCCACTGTTTCTACCCCAAACATTCTCCACGGATATCTCTCATATAGTTTTATTATATCATTTATTTGATCATCAACAGATCTACGTTTTAAATCCATATCAAGAACGTAAATATATCCAGTTATTGGATCTCTAGCTACAGTCACAATAGCTGAATAATCTCCTTTATGCGACTTTTTTCCTAAAGACGGGTCTATAGCTCCAAACTTAAATGCACGCTCTACTGCTTTTTTGTGTTCTCCATAATCAAAACTTTCCCAATGAAGTTGTTCTTTAGTAACATAAATTTTAGTTAAGTCAATTGATTCATTTTGTTGTTCTGCTAAAAATGCAGATTCATTACCGGCCTTGATTTGCATTAATTCATAGTATGGTCTACCTTCAGGCCACAATACCGCAGTACCGTCTAACATTTCAGCCTTATTATCTTCGAAGAATTTTAGAGATGTTTCTTTACGATCTAAATCAAACCTATCCATGTATAGTTGTTTCCATTTATCCCATAAAGGTGACATGGAAAACTTTTCAACGGCTTTAAATCTTCTACTACTCCAATCTGGATATTGAGATGGATTTAATAAAGCCGCCATTAACGAATCTTTACCAATAACTGTACCAACAATAAAAAACTGAACATCATCACTACCAGCAAACATCAATCCTTTATTAAACCATTCATCCTGCACAAATCGTCTTTGAATTTCCGATCTCACCATCTCTTCATTTTCGAGATCGTCACCAATAATAAGATCTGGCCTATCTGCTCCAAACTTTCTACCACGTATTTTAGTACCTGTACCTAAAGCTTTTATTTTTACATTGTTATTAGTAATGATCTCATCCGTTCTCCAAACTTTTCCCTTGCCTACGGCATGAGGAAAAGCCGTAGCTAATAGCATATTAGTCTCTAACTCTACTTTTACATCAGATAAAAAATCCTCTGCTTGTCCAGCAGTATCTGATACTAACAAAATAAACTTTCGTTTGTTGTAAACTGTACACCATAATGGTAGGATATTTGAAACCAAAGAGCTTTTACTAGACCTACGCGGGGCCGCTATCGCCCATTTGCACGTCTTTCCTCCATTAATCTCTCTTTGCAACGTCTTGTATAAAAATCGATGGAACAAACTATTTGGTAATTTTAAAAAATGTTTGAAGAACACCTCAGCATAAGCGTCGAGTCTGTATTCACACGCCTTAACAATCAACTTCAAATCAGTTGGACCGTCACCCTCAACCTCACCTCTAGGTGCCTCCTCATAATTAGACTTGTAATCTAAACTATATGGAGACTTCACTACGGAGAGTTCGTTTTCTTCCCAAAACTCTTCTTCCTTTTTCTTTACATACTGAATACGTTCATCCAATGAGTTGTCTCTAGTTTTAATTACAAAATCTCTATAATCGTCCTGTCTCTTGGCCTTTTCAAACTTATCTTCCAATTTTTCCAACACACAATCGGAAACGATTCCACATTCACCAGCTACTTCTTCCAATTTCTTCTTTACAGCATCTTGACTAGGAGTTTCCATTAGACTTCACCGACTTTTGCTCTACTATCTGGTCTGCAATTTTGTCCAGTAATGATTTACTTAATTTGATGTCATCTACATAATTATTGTTCTGAGTATTAACTTGAATGAAGTTATCTTGTTTGATTTTATCTAGTCCATAGATAACTGCACGTTTCATTGATGTCTCTGTCCAGAGACGATGAAATTTCTCTACTAAACCACGATCTACTTTTTTAAATACAGTTCCATCTTCTTTCAGAACTTCACTACCGTTTTTATCTATTACTGGATAGCCTTGTAGAGCTTCATAGAATAATTTACGTGCCTCTTCTTCAGCCTCTAGGAATTGATTATCAACTTCAGATCTAGCTGTTCTTATCTCTTCAGTCGTTAGTACTGATTGAGAAAGTTCTTCTATATATTTAATTGAACGCTTTACTGCACCTAAAGTTACACCAAGTTCATTAGCTATCTGGTTATCTGATTTACCTTGTTCAACTAATTCTTTGACCTCTGATAGCAATTTTACGCGTTCAACTGCCGATAGTGAACCACTTGGCATTATAATACACCCTTATTACTTTTTTGGCTTTTTCTTTTTGGTTGGTACATTTTCGTCACTCCTGACTAATTTTAATAGAATAGGATTATCCTGAAATAGAGACAGGTATCCAACTGCAAATCTTTTCATATCCAATTCATCCAATTCTTCTAATCCTAGAATGTCTGTAATGGAAGTTAGGATATGAAGTATGTAATGATACATGGCGACTTGTTTGTCCATTGAGTCACCAATTAAAATTCTACACGAACTAGGAGTATGTATACTTGCTGTTTCAGAATCCTCTTCAAAAGCGTATGGGTAACATATCTCTAGTGTAAACCCCATAACATTGATCTTATTCGGTATGGATTGAAAATCAAGATTGTTGGTCTTGATTACTTGAAACATGCCTTTGGCTAACAAATCAATATTACGTTCGTCTAATTGTTCATGACCAGGAAATACAACATCTATTGCATGAGTTAGTTCATGTAATAGAACCACTACAATTCTTTCATCAGACATAAGACTGTCGTTTTCACGATTAGTCACTAAAATAGTTAAACGATCAAACCCATGCTGTCCACACCTATCGTGATTTTCAGCAAAGGCGTAGGGATATTTTACAATATAATTAAACGGTCCTAGACGTACATTAGACGGTAATTTCATGTTTGTTTCACTAGATAATTTATTCATCACTTCCTCATTAATTTATACAATATCAAAAAGAGTAATAGAACAATAAATATTATTTGGAGATGCAACATGTGGAGAGGCAGCAACTCCTACTCTCATCTCTCCGTAATTCGCAACATCGCTGATTACTTTTGCTGCTCTGTGAGCAGATGTATATCTCTCTGCATAAACAGAAGCAGTTCTACTATCTGAATCATATCTACCTTCAACTCTTATAGCCAACCAAGATGCAACTAGTGTCGCAACTTCTGCCTGAATTGTTAAACTATCGTACTTCGTACTAACCCAGTTACTATAGGAATATCCAGTCGATGCTACATTAGTACCATCAAACAATGTGTGTTTTTGACCACTTCTTATCGTCATTAATTTCACCTCATATTAAAACATACTACTACAAACTATACCAAGTATTGAAGCTAAAACTATAGCCAGAAAGAAACCGATTATACATAAAAGTCCTTTCATTAGATCACATCCTGTAAATCTGCCTCAGTAACATATGAAGTACCAAACTGACTTACAACCTCTCCGGCAGCATAACTAGCTAATTTAGCTATCTCATTCCAAGACTTTTCATTTATATATCTGGCAATCACAGAAATTGTAGTATCTCCCGCACCAGTTACATCAAAAACTGACTTAGCAACTGATCTGGAATGAATAACGTCCTTACCATTAAGTATCGTCATACCATCTGGCCCACGAGTTAAAACTATCGTTTCATACTTATATCTGTCTTTGATCTCTCTACAACAATCCTCTGCATCTTTATCAGTAACAATAGGTTGTTCATAAAACAATTCAGCTTCTTTACGATTAGGTGTTATTATATTAGCACCATAATAATTAAGTGATTTCTTTGGATCTACAATCATTGGTCTATTCTTACACTTATTCTTTATCTCCTGCAAAAGTGGATAAGCAAGAACCCCTTTATCATAATCAGAAATAACAATCGTATCCATTTGTGGTACAAACATATATATAATGTCTAGAATTTCTGGAATAGAAGTTGTTATTGTATTTCTAACTTCCCGATCTATTCTAAAAAGATGTTTATTATCATTTGAGACAACTCTAGTTTTGACAGTTGTAATTCTATCATTGTCTGTAACAATAAAAGAGTTATCTATTCCATTATCAGTTAATAGCTGTTTTAAAACATGACCGTAAGAATCATTACCAATAACTCCACACAAACTTACCTTACAACCAAGTTTATGGATGTTTAAAGCAACATTTGCAGCTCCTCCTAATTTATATGTTTCACGTGAAACATCTATGATTGGGACTGGAGCTTCTGGACTAATTCTATCTATATTACCAAATAAATACTTATCTAATATCAGATCACCAAATACGAAAACATTTTTCATTTCTCGCCTCTATCTAATCTTCTTTCCACCGTCTTTTTCCAATCGTCTGTTTGCATTATATGTTTATCTAGTAAATTAGATGTAATGGATAACTCTCTCATTGTTACCTCTAATCCAATTTTTATATCTATTAAAGTACTGTTAGTTTGTCTTTGTTCTGTATAGAGGAATCCACATACGGCAATCAATATGCTAATCAAAACATAAAATAACTTAAGATGTACTCTTTGACTTACTTCTGCTCTGACTTCATCAACCTCTTCTAGTATCTCTTCTTTTAAATGTTGACGTTTGGTATCCAAAGCATCTGAAAAAGATTGTCTAGTAGTCGCACAAGTTTTATTTATTTCGTTAATATCTTTATGTATTTCATTAATTGCCTGACATTGCTGTTCATCTTTTTTTAAAGCTGACTCAAGCAATGCAGTAGTTTTACCATGATATGGACATACGGTTGTGTGATTCTCGTCTGCCATTTATACATCACCGCCGAATTTCCTCTCAATATAGTTGGCAAAGTCTCTTAATATACACGCTATAGTCAAAGCTAAGGCTTTCTTATACTTCTTCATCAGCAACACCACCCTGCGTTATTTTCCACCCAATAGTTTATCAACAAATCCATACTCCAATGCCTGTCTGCCAGTAATCCAAAACTCCTTGTTTTTTACTTTTTCATGTATCTCATCTTTTGAGAGTTTTCCACGAGACTCAATATACTCATCTGCGGTATTTTGCAAATGCTTCAATACTCTAGTTTCCTCTTCACTGGAAGCCGGAGTGGTAATTTTCATCATGGAAAAACTGTATAATTGGTGCCACATTAGTTGGGTTGTATTGCTTGCAAATCTATGTCCTTTAGTTCCAGCTACAAAAACCAGAAATCCAGCAGAAGCTGCAAACCCATTACACCTTGTTTCTACAATTCTTCCTTCTTTGGCAGACTCCCAATCTTGAATGATGCCAACTATTCTCATGCCACAAAAATAAGACCCACCAGGACTATGAATGTCCAAAATAATATAATCTATATCCTGTTTTGTCATATATGTAAAAAATTCTTGTACAGGAGAACTCTCTATTTCATCTAAAAAGAAATATCCTTTTCTTCCTTCTTTGGTATGCATGATTTTGGTTTTTGTATTAGGATAGGCATAAAGATCATTTATATTAGTTTCTTTAACTTGAAAATTTCCAGGAACATGACATTTCAAACATTGATCTTGACCACTAATTAAGGTTTTAGGACAATAAGATTTAAATGTATCGTCTTCTTTCTTTTCTTCATCGTTTGCCCACGATACTGACGTTAGAAGAATAATACAAACCCCAACCAACAGGAATTTTGTTGCTTTCATGGTATATATCTCCTTATTTTAATAAAAATCGGTCTATCACGTACATTATCGGCATGGGTTTTGCAAATAATTGGAATCAGGAGGACTTGAACTATGACTTATTTCATGACCGCAGACGAGCACTTTGGTCATTTTAATATTATTAGATATACCAAACGTCCGTTTGATTCTGTAGAAGAGATGGACGAGACTTTAATTAATAACCATAACTCAGTGGTATCTAAAGAGGATCTGGTAATCCATGCTGGAGATTTTACATTAGCTAAAAGAGATATAGCTGAGAAATATATAAGTAAGTTGAATGGTAAACACCTGTTCTTGAGAGGAAGTCATGATAGGTGGCTACCTAATAATGCTCCTTATATATATGAGAAGATGATACAGGAAGTGTATGTGGTGGTATGTCATTATGCCATGAGAACGTGGCCCAGATCACATTATGGCTCTTTGATGTGTTTCGGTCATTCTCATGGCACACTTATTGCAGGTAAGAATCAGTATGATGTGGGAGTAGACAACAACTCTTATTTCCCAATATCATTAGAGGACGTTCTGAAAAAGGTAGGTGTGTGTAATTGTTTAATGTGTAAAGCAAGTAAAGAGATGAAAGGGAGAGAATGAAACCAATAGCAAAAGCAAAACTCAAATGTAATAAGAAACCATATTATTTTAATCTCTACTTATGGGAAGATCAAAAACAATTCTGTTATAAAACAAAACAGGATAGTGAAACGTGGGGTTATTGCCGATTCTCACCAGTAAATGTAGATCTGAAAACAAACAAAGAAAGTCCGTCCAGACCAAAATTAGGAGAAGTACATTTCATAAAGGATAAATGGGATTTAGAGATTGTAAGTCATGAACTTTGCCATTGTTTATTAGTAAGATTAGAAATCCTAAAACCTAGATTCTCAGATGTTATAGAATATAATGATAACTCTTATGAAGATATATGTTATGAATTTGGTAAGTGGGTAGAAGATGTATATGCGTGGTTGTGGAAAGTAAATCCAAGTGAGAAGTGGGTGAGAAAGAATGACCAATGAACTATACTGTATCAATTGTGGTAAATATATCTATTCAGGCACCTTATGTAAGAGGTGTACCAACTGGCAGATGATGGCTGATATCTCATGCCAGTCCTGTTCTGATAAAGAGAAAGTATTACAATATTGCAAATATCGGTATAATCAGATCGACAGTGATGAGATCAAAGCAATGTATAATGACATGATGGACTTTGTTGGGAGACTATAATATGGAAAATAAAATAGGTCGGTACATTACTGGTGCTATCAATGAATATAAAGATGTCTTAGAAATAAAAGATAAAGAGCACATCCTATTACTACTCTCTACATTATACCAAGCAGTGGTAGATTCTAAAGAGATATACTATTGTGACCTGAAAGTCATAAATGATCCAATTAATTATTTTTCTAACTATCAAAATATATCTTCTAGTGAGCGACACATCTCTATAGATATGAAACTGAGGTAGTATGTGAGAACAGAAACTGATAAGGAAGCAATACTAGGAATGGTATCTGAATTGTATCAGAGAGTGGTGGAGTCAGATGTAGATAAGGCAACATTAAATGAAGTAGATCATACCATTGCTAGTGCAGTTATTCTTGCTGATCCTGGAGATTGTATTATAGGTGATTATGGAAGCGTTATAACTTTAAGAGTGAGGATGAAATGAGTCAATTCCTAGTAGTATTACCAGAGCCAAATGACACATCAGCAGTCATGACATTCAAATATCCAGAATCACATCAGGCATTAGCGGCTCACTACTATCTGAAGTTGCTATCTGTCTATCCAGCTTATATTGCTCAAGATTTACTCTTGATAAGATTAGAGAATATCTGTCATTGGAAAATAGATTTTGATAAAATACTAGAAGTGGTAAATTTAACATTTGATTCTATAACTCTAAATCTAGATAACACTGATAAGTATCTAGGTATCCTTTTCAACAAAGTCCTGTATAAGCAAGGAGTATTCTTAGATCTGAGATATACATACTATGAAAAATTATATGCTAAATATACCAATCCCCATTCCAGATGGTGGCTAAGGGTTATGTATGGGAAGGAGAGTTTGTAATTGAGGATAACACTAAAATCATTATCTGATTGTCTAAAACTAACACCAGAGGCAGTATCTAAAATCTGTAAAGGAAAGGCAATCAATAATCTCACCTATTCTGAAATAGAGAAATTAGTAAGAGAGTATAGATTAAAAAAGACAATAGTAAGATCTCCTAAAAACAAATATGGTGCTAGAAGAATAATAAAGAAAAGATATAAAAGACAAACAATAAGAAGAATAATAGATATAGCCTTCAAACCCCTATACATATCAGTTCTGAGATATTATAAGAATAGCTGTGTCAAATGTAATAGTAAAAATCCTCAGATACACCATATAGATCACAATCATGAGAACATGATATTTGAAAACCTGATTCCTCTTTGTTGGGAGTGTCATAAGGAAGAACATTGTGGGATTCTGAAAGAGAAACAAGAATATATAGTAAGGGAATAGAGGTTGGTTATTAGTGGTTAGTTATTAGTTATATAATACAATAATAGAAATAAAACACCCACTCCAAAAATTTTATAAAATTTTTTTGTGATTTTTAGTTATCTCCTATATAGACTTTATTTTTAGAAAGTGGCAAAATAAACACAGTAAGTAGTTGAATTTTTTGAGAAAAATGGTCATTCTATCTAGGCCACCGCCCCCGGCCTACTTGCGAGTGATCATGCTTTAACTCAATTAAGCCTAATCATACTCAATCGAGCTATACATCACGTATAGGGGCTCAATCGTACTCAACCATATTCAATATAACATACTATACCTAATCGAGCTTAATCTAGCATAGTCGAGCTGCTTATGCTTAATCTACCATAATTAACCTAATCTAACTAACTATACCTAATCGAGCCCAGTCTACCACTACCTAACCATATCGAGCAAGGCGAAGGTACGCCATACTCAATATGGCATGTTATACTCAATTTAACTCAATCTAGCTTAACTACTCAATTTAACTCAATCTAGCTTAACTACTCAATTTAACTCAATCTAGCTTAACTACTCAATTTAACTCAATCTAGCTTAACCTATCACTATCTAACCACCTAGAGCAAGGCATATATATGCCAGGCTCAATGTGGTATGTTATGCCTAATCGAGCTTAACCTAGCATAGTAGAGCTACTTATGCTTAGTCTAGCATGATATGGTTGATTCTACCCTTATATATAATGAAGGGTGTAATGTAGCTATAATGTAGCTATATCTAACACTACTTAACTACCAGGAGCCTATCCGGTACAATCAAACTCAATATAAATTATCTCATGCAGTCTAGCATAACGTAGTGGGGTTAAGCTAACAAAGTGAAGAAAATCGACGAAAACAGGCGAAATTGAATGATCTTAGTAGGCAGCATAACGTAGTCGGTTATGATCAGCTGTAGGCAAGGAAAACAGGTTAATGTTAGTTTGACAGTATACCGATTTATAGTGTAACGTGAAGCCAAAAACGGCGTTTTTCACAGAGGAGAAAAAAATGTATAAAGTCTGGTTAAAAATAAATGTAGACGGAAAAGAAAAAGAAGTTTATCAAGGAATGTTTTCAGAAAAAGATGCAATGTTTTATGAAAGATGTGGATACAGAGTACAAAAAATCTACTAAAAAAACAGTGATACTTTTATGCTTCGCCGTATTGAAAACAGTTTGACTTTGAAAAACCGCCACATAAGGCCCTTTTGTTTTGTCTTAACAAAACTAAACGGGGCAGGATGCGGGAAACAAAAAACCCTTTAGAAAAAGAAAACAGGAGAAAAAACATGTCTGGTAAAAAACTGGTAGTCGAAGAAAAGAATGTTTCCACAGGAGTTGATTTGTCAAGGCTTACCCAACAAGAGCAAGCTTTGATGTTTGCCCAGCTGGCCAAACTGGTTTCCCCGTCAGTGAAGGCAGACGTTGCCAAAGCAATGAAATCGGATGAAGAGAAAGCGGTTGAAACCTTCAACAAACTGCTTTCGACCGTTCACGAAACCATCAATAAGACCATCTCTCAGCACGCAAACAGTCTTGTGGATGCATTGTCGGTCTTTCGCAAGGCTGAGGACGGTCCCAAAACAAGCAAGTCGCTGAAAGGCATCCTTGTCAATCATAAGGGGAAAACAGTAAGGGTGATCCCCTCAATCGTTTTCGACTTCGAACCCCCGAAACGTTCACTGACCAGTGATCAGAAATTGAGGGCAACCCTGGCTGAAACCGCCAGAAAAAATCAGGAGGCAATCGAGAAAGCTTTCAGTGAAGCGGAGTAACCCTCTTATTCTTGCCTTATGCTCGAATTAGGAGTATGAGGCAAGGAATAAGCGGGTTAAACCAAACATCGGAGGAGTGAGAAAATGTTAGGACTTGCAATACTGTTATTGGTTTTTATCGGCATTTACTCTACTATTGTGTATTTTACGGATAGAGTATGACCAGTCTAATTATAACCTGTATTGTTTTGTTTGTTTCCGTTCTGTTAATCGGTTTGTCGATTAACAGTCGATTGTTTACTCTAATTATGGAGGGAATGAAAAATGAACAGCGTACCTATGAGAATTGAATTTCAAGGGTTTGTATGGTACTTGGCAAACTACTTGACTATCCTTGATCGCAAGAATAGTTACCATTTGATGTTAGGTCCGCTTCATTACTGTAGGCCCAGAAAAGCCTAGTATTCTCGAAGTTAACCCTATTCCCCATACTGCTCATAACAGTATGGGGATTTGTGTTTTAAGGAGGCAATATGAAACATAGGGCTCAATTTAAGACTGTTCGTATGAACAGCATGGGGACTCGTTATCTGAAGTCAATGGATATACAAGAGCGGATTTTTCAGCCTCTCATTTCTGCCGCATATCCTGTTACTGGGTACAATCAGAGCAAAACAATTTCAAGGTTATGGTCTTTTGGAAAACCTATAGGTGTAAAATAACTTTACACCTATGGAAAAAAACTTTACAGTTGAAAATTCAAACGGATGTTTAAAACGGATGTTTCAAACGATCGTTTTAAACAAATGTTTAAAACAAATGTTTAAAACAAATGTTTTGGTGTGTTTCTTGCAAAACCAAATGTTTGGTGGAGCCTAAAAATGAAGTATTCCCTAATTTCAGGAAATACCAAATATTCCGTTTTTTGTTAATAGGGTGCTTTGGCGGTCCGAAATTTTTATAATAGAAGTTGATAAAGGTCCGAAATTATTTCTCTTATATAGGAGGATTTAGAAATGTATAAATTATGGTTTTTTACTCAAATGATCATGGCAGATAATGAATTTAATTCCTATTCTTTTACTGGAAGAATATATTTCTCACTTAAAACTACAATTTCAGAAAAAACCATTAATCAATACTTTCAAGGTTAAACCTCTATCCATTAAGCATAAACTATTCCTTTTAGTTTATGCTTATTAATAGGTGTTTAACTATCTAATAATATGGAGGATTTAGAAATGACTAAACTAATGTGGTTTGACTGGCTTTATCTTTCTTCAGATGGAAAATATACCAGGAACAGTATTACATCTGAAATTTGGCTTTCACTGAAAAGAGCACCAAAACAAGCTGTTATTGACTGGATTAAACAGCTTTAGTTCTTCATTTATTATCACTTTTTAATATTCTTTCATTATAGGAGGATTTATATGGACCTACTTCTAATCATCATTCTAATTTGCTTTTCAGGAATTGTTTTCTTAAGTATTAAAGGAGAATAATTATGATAGATAATTTACAAAAGTACTTTGATGCAGAAAAGGATATTAAGAATTGTATAACAGAATTAGAAGATCTTGGTTTTGCATTTAAAACTATTGGTAATTCGGATTTATTTTATAAACTGTTAAATATTAATAACAGAATGAATAAGGATCTTAAAGAAATGTTTGAATCGTTTAGAGTCGAAACAATAAAAAGATAATAGAGGTCTTCAAAGGTCCCAAAATTTAAGGAGGAATATCATGTGTTTAGATTTCCTATCAGAATTTGAAATTAAGAGTGATGAAGGATATAAAATGTTTCTTAATAGAAAAAGGAAACTCTATGGAGTATTTTGGGCAGGAAATACAGAAAAAGAATACCCAACAAATATTTGGTTAAAAGAAAAAGATTATAGAAATCCATGTTTTTGGAAACTCAAATCTACAAATGAAAAAGAAATAGAAATATCTCCATTTACAAAATACAAACCAGGATTTCACATTTTTATAAACAAAAATGATGCTGAAAAGTTTTTTGAATCGCAAATACCATGTAGAAGTAACTATTTTATTAAAAAAGTAAAGTTTAGAAATATAGTAGCAAAAGGAATTCAAGAAAGTTTGTTTCAAACTGTAGTAGCAAAAGAAATGATGGTTTTGGATGATGAAATTTAAACTCTCATTCTGAATATAATCCGAATTGATTATATTCAGAAATGGTTGTTTAAATCTAGATAGAAGGAGAATTTTTATGACTAAACTCTATTGGTTCGATCTTATGTGTCCAGAAAATGATTGCATTTATAATGGTAATCAAGAAACTGAAGAGATTTGGCGTCAAATGATCAGACTTTCTGATAGAGTAGTTAATATTTGGTTTGAGGTATAAATTATGTGTTTAGATAAACAAAAAGATTTTTCTGTGTCTGGAGTAGGATATAAGATTTTGGAAGAATCTGCATATAATGATTGCTATACAATTCAGCAGGGACTTTCAAAACCTATTCCGTTTAATGAAAAAGTAAATGAAGCAGATTATAGATTTCCTAACCTTTTGAATGAAGAAACAATAAAACTAGAATTTAATTATTCAGATGGACAATTTTATGATACTGGATTTCATATCTTTTGTACTAAACATGCAGCAATTAACTATATAAAAAGACAAGGATTTGGTCCTTCATATAAATTTGTTAAAATCTTCAAAGTAACCTATTCCACAGATCCTAAAAATATTTGTGCTACTGGATTACAAAATGGTTGTAAATCCGTAGTAGTTAAAGAAATGACAGTTATTAAAAAGGAGAATTAAGATGGGAAAAGAAATTACTTTTCGGTCGCAAATGAATGAGAAGATTGGTTATTGCTGGAGATCTGGAGCAACAGATACTCCTATGAGTTTTTATTCTAATCCTTCCAGCTTTATTAATTCTTATGCTACACAATTTGATTGTTATGATGATTATCCTACTAAACATTCTCCTGAATATCCAGTTTCTGCTACAAATATGATTGATTTTCTTGGATCATTGGCAATTAATCTTTTCCATAATCAAGATGAAATTCCAATTATCTCTTCTTCTTGGAGAGATATGAAAGATTCAAATGAAGATATACTGTTTTATTCTAATCTTAAATATAATGATGAGAAAATTGTTTATTATTCTGAAAGTGAGAGAAAGATTTCTCGATCAGAAAATAAACAATATGACAGAAGATGGGAAAGAATTCCAAGGTGGGCTGATGGATCTATAAATTCAGTAGTTAAATTTATGACCAAATCTTATTATGGGGCGTTGGATGTTATAATGCTTCATAGGCAAGTAAAAAAGGTTTTGGATATTTATGATTCTTCTTATTCAGAATATCTTCAGACTATTGGAATTGAACATAGTCAGATTATAATTCTTAATCAAGCTATTGATTCCATTAATTATTTTGTAGAATCATATAGAAATCTTGATAATGCCAAAAGAAGTATGGAATGTTTGAAAACTAATTGGTTGAAAGGAGAATAATTATGACTACTGATAAAACGGTTATTATTACAAATGAAGACTTTTCTGATGAATTTGAAACATATCAAAAATATTATATTTGTCAAAACTGTGGAGAAGAGAAGATAAGAGAATATGATAAATATTGCTCAGAATGTGGACATAAAATTATCTGGAAATTAGATGAAGACAGAGATGATAACCCTAAAAAGATTTATATAATAACATATACTGATGAATTTTTTACAATACTTGATGTTTTTATAGATACTGCAAAATCTATAAAAGAGGCAATAGAAATTATAGAAGATCACGGAACAAATGATGGATCAGAACCAATTATAGTTTATGATGATTTTGATAGGGACGATTACAAGAATAAATTTCTTACATATTACCAAATTCTAGAAAAAGAAGTTTAAACTCCCTCTCTGCTATTTAGTTTTGAACTAGATAGCAGAAATGGTAGTTTAAATCTAATATGGAGGATTTAACTATGGAAATTGTAGGTTACTATACCAAAAAGAAGATTTTCTGTCACAAACATGCAAAAAGTATAAAAAAGCAACCAGAAGCTACTCCTATTTATTATGATGGTAATTATGAAAATAGAGATATGTCTTTAAGATGTTATAGATGTGATTCATGTATTCCTTTTAAATTTGAATTTAATTGTCCAGTAGTAGCAGAAAATTGGTGGGAAATGTATAATGAATTTGAAAATCTTAAACCCATAAGGAGAACCTAATGCTATCTGATCGGCAAATGATTGTTTCTTATTTAACTAACAAAATGAACATGCATTTAATAGCAACATTTCCTAAAACTAAAATTGAGGTTTATAAAAACAGAAATAACTTTAATAATCAGCTTTTATTTCTCTGTAGCAATAACATAATTCGAGTAGGTAAATCCTTCAAACAATCTAAATTCAATCCAGTAATAGCAGATCTTATAATTCAAGATTATATAGAAACAATGTGAGAAAGGAGAGTAACTATGTTTATTTTGCAAGGTAATATAAAAGATAAAATACTTAAAGTTTCTATAAAAGGAGATATTAAAGGACATATAAATTTATATTTAACAAATATTGATCCACTAGAAGAACAGAAAGTAACTCAAATTAGGATTTTGGAGTCATTGAAAAAAAGTTTGGAGCTGTTTTTGAAAAAGAATAAAAAACTTCTATTGGGATATTAATACAAAAAAATAAGATTTAAGGAGAATAATTATGTTTAGACTCAGAAATAAAGAAGTTAAAAAAGAAAAGATTATTGATGTGTTTTTGACTAAATCCAAAGAAGGGAACATTGATATAATTTTAGAAGATTCTACAAACAATTCTATAGGAAAATCTTTATGTATAGCAACTCTAAAAACAAATGGAATATTAATGCTAAATGTTTTTACAGGAGAAATACAAGATTTTATTGGAATTGGAGTGAACTCTTATGATTATGGAGAATATGAAGAAGAAGAGGTATAAATAAAAAGGAGGTGTCTTATGAGAAATTGGATACAACATAAATTCAATTGTGGACACCTATATTGCAGATTTGTGGAATTTGGAATAAGTAGAAAAAACACAATTAGGATATTAACCATACTGAAGTTTTTTATCAATCCTATTATTTATAAAGGAGTTTAGGTATGCCTTTTTACTATTTTGAATCTGATATGGGCTGTGGAATTAGAAAATATAGAAATATAGAACAGGCTAAAAAAGAAATTAAAATTGAGGTAGGAACTTATAATTATAAAGATATAGTAAGAGAAGCAACAGAGGAAGATATTTCGTGGGTAAAAACAATGGGTGGATATATACCAAAAAACTAATACATTTTTCAAGAGGTAGGAGTTTTTTTCTCTTATCTCTTGATATTAAAAATTGTCTTAAATATTATACTTAAGACAATTTTTAATATTTAACAAAGGAGGATTTATGATCAATGAAACATGGAAGAATTTGCAAGAAAAAATAAAACTAAGAGAGGAATTACATTTAAAATTAGAAAGATCATTAGCTATTCGACAAATTTGGCCTGAAGCATTCCAAAAAGGAAATGTATATTGTTCCTTTATTGGAGAAATGAAAGATGGCAACTTACAGCTTAAAATTAAAAATGAAACAGAAACTAAAACATTTAACCTTGAAGATGTTCCTTGGGTAATTTTACGGCATCACATTAGATTAGAAATAGAAAAATCAAATAACTATACCATTAATTTTTGGAAATTTCTCTATCAAAAATATCAGAAGAGGAGTTAATTTATGGACATTAGAGAATTTAACAAAGACGAATTCAATGATGTTATTTTGCCTGAATCAAATCAGATTAATCATGAAAGATTTGAGAAGTTACTTCCTCATTTCTTTTATGACGATGACACAAATGAGAGAATTTTGAATTATGTAAATAATGAAGAAGAATATGAGATTGATAAGGCTTTGGGACTTGATCCTGTATCCAAACGTAGATTCTTTTATTGTGACAATACAGATAAAAATATGGATATGGGATATAAAGTTTACTGTAATATTATGGAAAGTATAGATTATTATGAAAAAATAGTTCCTTGGATGAAAAAACGCAGTGTTGCATGGGATCAATTAATAAATTATGATACTTATTCAACTGGAAAAATTAAAATTGGGAAGCAGTTTAGAAAATTGTTTAAATTGCTTCTTGATGATCATATTCTGACTCAAGAACAGGTAAATGAGATTTCATCTAATAGATCAAATGGTGTTTTGACATTGTGTTTAACTAGAAACCCCATTGATTATGTATTTTGCTCTACTAATCAGAACTGCACAATCAACGGAAGTTGTTTAAATTTAGAAAGTACGTTTTCTGATGCTTTCTATATGGGACTTCCAGCAGCTTTACTTGATCCACATAGATATATCTTTTTTGCCACAAATGGTAAAATAAACAAATATACTACTAAAAATTTAGAATTTAAACATTTTAAATATATTCAAAGATCATTTAATCTTTATAAAGACAATTCTAGTTGTTGTCTTCGAATGTTTGGTAATCAATCTGAAGAAATGTTCAAAGGATTGATGGAACATCTTTCAATAAAATGTATGACCAGACCGAGTTTTCATACAACATACTGTAGAAGAAGTTTTGGATTTACTACAGGTAGATATGTAAATGGAAATATAACTGCTATTTATTATGATGGAATTGGAGTTGGAGTTGATAGTAATGATTTTATTTATTATGGTGGTGGATGTAATTCAATAACTCATATGTCTCATACTGGTGGATTTTCCTCATTTGAAGAATCTTATTTAAATGAAGATAGTGATGAGGATTATTTCTATTGTGATGATTGTGGTGGAAGATATCATCAAGAGGATTCATATTCTACTAATGATGGTTTATATTGTGAAGATTGTTTTAATAGAAGTTATGTAAACTGCCATCATTGTGGAGAAGCAGTTTATAATGATGATGCGCTTGAAACAATAAATGAAGATTATATTTGTGAATATTGTAGAAATAGACATTATGTATTTTGCAGTGGATGTGAAAAATATGTAAAAATGGAATACTCCCATACTACACATGATGGAAATTCTCTTTGCACAGAATGCTATGAATCAGATTATTTTACTTGTGAAGAATGTGGTGGAGTTCATCATGATGATGAAGAATCAGAAAAAGCAGGATATTGTTCAGGTTGTTTTGAGGATTTGTTTTTTGTTTGTAAAGATTGTAAAAAAATAACTTCAAAAGAGAACGAATCGGCTGACGATGAAATTTGTGATCAATGCTATATTCCTGAAACGGAGGCTGTAAATGAGTAAGATTATTACTCTTGAAGATTTACTAGAACTTTATCGAACCTTTTCTCCTACGTTTGGAGAAAAAGAAATGTCAAACCTTGTCCAGTCTAAGTTGAAGAAATTAGGAATTAATGATTTCAAAATTGATAATTATCATCAGATTTATAGAATAATTCCTAATACACCATTGGTTTTTGCTCATATGGATCAGGTTTATGCAAAACCAGCTAAGAAAATTACAATTAACAATTCTGAGATTAGAGGAGACGGTACATTAGGAGCAGACGATAAAAATGGTATTTGGATTTGTCTTTCTATATTAGAGGAACATCCAGATATCAGTTTTATCTTTTCTACTGAAGAAGAAACTTGTAATGGTAATATTAAACATATCTGTCAAACAGAATATTTGGAAGATCTACTTTATGGACTTTTATTTGACCGTAGAAACGGAACTAATATTATAGGCACACTAAATGATTACTGTACTGAAGAATTTGAAAAGGAATTAGAGATAATTGGAGGTCCAAAAGGTTATAAATCTGTAACAGGAGCTTTTTCAGATGCAGATGAAGTTTCTAATTATATTAGTTGTGTAAATTTATCTTGTGGTTATTATAATCCTCATACCACAACCGATTACACAAATATTACACAACTAAAAACTGCCAGGAAGTTTGGTTTAGAGATTATAGAAAATATAACAGATCAGTATGAAAAACCAGTATATAGTAGGAAATGGAATTATGGTTATAATACATTTCCTAAACTTGGTAAATCAGAATATGTTAAAACTTGGTTCAATTCTGATTTAGAGAAACAAGAAACAGAAGATTACTATGATTATTATGAATGTCCTCAATGTGGTAATCTTTATGAAGTCTGGGAAATAGATGAAGATACTTGCCCTGATTGTAAAGTTAAATTGACAGAATCAAAAGAAAATGATGTAACATTTTGTTGTTATTGTGGAATATCTCTTGACTCTGATAATTGGGAAAGAGTTGGAAATGATTTTTTGTGCAAAAAATGTGCCGAAGAATTTGATTATAGTGATATTTCGGTACACTAGTATGAAAAAAATAAGAATATTAAAGGAAACTCCAGGAAAAGTATTGTATGCTATTAAATTAGTAGATGGTACAATACTTTTACCATTAATGAAAACTAAACATTTTAAACTGATTAATTGTATTAATAGACACATTTATATATCTCCAGAAATGACAATGAATGATTTTGGAAGAACACTTTTAGCTAATTCTAATATTCAGTATTATGGGACCAAAGGAGTTTATACTGGAATCGACTATTTAATCTCATTAGGAGGAACAAAACAATGAAAAAGCACGCAGTCTATGGTTACAATGTAGATGGTAAAAGAGTAAAAGCGTTTCTAAAGAAATCAAAAGATGACGCTGAGAGAATTAATGACTATTTGAAGAAAACAAATTCTAATCTTCATGTAGTTATGAAAGAAGAGGAACAATATTGTAGAAACGATAATATCAAATTCAGACTTTCATATCAATCAAATGATATACTTTCAGGTAAAGTAGAACAGGATATTGGAGATAATAGACTTTGGGTAATGCCTGAGAGAATAAATGGCAAGTTTCTTGCAGGTAAAACTAGAAGTCAAATCTGTATTGGTAAAAACATGATTATAAAATAAGAGGTAATAAAATGAAACGCCTGATAAATGAAAAATACGAGTCATATAATGACGAAGGTGGAGCATTTGATGAAGAATTATATAAAACTTTAGATCCTATTATTAAAAAATGGGTTAAAAATGGGTTTTCTACTATTGATATGGAATATATTGGCACACAAGTAGTATCTATTATTTGTACATATGAAAGAACTAAAGTTGCTATGGAGATAAAAAAGAAAGAAAGGATTATATGAAAATCAATAATGAGGAAAGAAGACTTTGGATTCTAAATGATGAAGGATTGTATAATTGGCAAAGAGAATCAAGACAATCCTTGAAAGAATTTATTAAAACTCACAAAGAAGAAATAGACGAAGTAATCAATAATGTAGTCAATGGAAAGAAATCAGCACACTATCTAGCTTATTAATAACCTGTAACTGAAAGGAAACCTCTATTGAATGAAAGCTCCAAAAGATTTTACGTTTATAGGTCCACCTCCTAGAGAATATCAATTAGAAGGACTTGCATTCGGTATCACGCATAATAATGTTGGATTGCTATATGATATGGGATTAGGAAAAACAAAAATAGCAATCGACATTTCAAGATACCGAATGCAAAAGGATAAAGAAATAACCAAAATCCTAACAGTTTGTCCTATTGCTATTTTCGATGGATGGACAACTCAGATAGAAAAGTTCTCTGAGTATAAATCTATTATTCTACATGGAGGAAATAGAGATCAAAAAATCTACCAAATCGAGAAGTTTAAGAATGAAGATATTCAATTCGGTATTATCAATTATGCGGGATTGCCTTTATTCCTACCACAATTGGCAGAAATAGGAATAAATGTTATTATTTATGATGAGTCTGCTAGATATATTAAGAATCCATTTTCTAATAGATCTAGAGCCTCATTTGAAATTTCTCAGCTTAGTTCAGTGAAACATAGAATAATGTTGACTGGTACTCCAATATCTAATTATCCATTAGATGTTTGGTCACAATTTTATGCTGTAGATTTAGGAAAGACGTTTGGTGGAAGTTTCTTTGCCTTTAGAGGATACTTTTTTAATAAGAAGGAAATAGCAGGACATGATAAGTTTCTTCTAAAGATGGATAAAGCTGAAGTTTTGACTAAAAAGATATTCACAATCTGTATTAGGAAAAGAAAAGAAGAATGTATTGACCTACCTAAAAAGATATTTGATGTTATTAGAGTTGAAATGTCCGATTCACTTCAAAGGATTTATGACGGAGTAAAGAAAAAAGTTATTGAGAAATTATTAGAAGATGGTTCAACAAAGAGTAATCTATTAAATGTACTTACAAAGCTCATAAGGCTACAGCAGGTAACAGCAGGATTTCTAATAGAGGAAACAGGGGGTCCAATAATAGAATTGAAGGAGACCCCTAAATTGGACGCCTTAATTGAAGATACAGAACTAGTTGTGGATGCAGATGAGTCTGTAGTAATTTGGTGCAGATTTAGAAAATCAATTGAAATGATTTCTAATAAACTAGAAAATCTGAATATCAAACATGCAATAATGCATGGTGGAACAAAAGATAAAGGTAAAGTCTGGAAAGATTATCAATCTAATAAGAAGATACCAGTATTTATTGGACAACAAGAGTCTGGTGGAATAGGAATTGAGTTATTTAAACTAGAATCAAAAGCAAAATTCCAACATACTCGATTTTTTGAACATGTGTGGCAATTTGATGTTAGGGATCAAGCAATAGATAGAATTCATAGGATAGGACAGGAGTCAATATGCATATACAAGGATTTAATGGTCAAGAAAACGATAGACGAGAGGATTTTCCAAGTCAACTTGGAACGGAAATTGATATCGGAAATATTAATAGACAACAAACAGGCAGTGGAGATGTTACAATAGAAAGTTATAAGTATTTACTTCAAATGGAAATAGGAGCTGCTATGGCAATAGAAAAGCATTTAACAGCTTCTATGAAAAAAAGTAAGAAGATGATAGATGGACTTTCTAATAATCAAGTTATTAGACTAGGCAGAATGTTTACTAGGTCTACAAATGGAAATCCAGCTATGAGATTTCTTCTCATGCAAAGTTTACTCTATTTGGTTGAAAGTTTAGGTAATACAAATACAGTAGTGTGTGAAAATTGTGCAAAGATAATTGATGAAAATTTAACTCAATGTCCACATTGCAGAACATACTTTGCCTGTATTATGGAGGAAAAAGTAGATAAGAAAAAGAAAAAACCAAAGAAGCGAACCACACAAAATACTAAAAGAACTGGGGTGGGTGTGTAAAAAAATGTAATAGAGTTTGGACATTAGATATGAAAAAATGTCCAATTTGTAAGGAGAATCAAACATGATAACAATAGAATATTGTGCAGATGGAGAACCAATTTCTGATTTCAATTATAAAGATTGGTTGTATGGAGAATATGGAGTAAAAAATTTATTAGTAGTATGCAAAGATAAAAATCTACACTTAAATTTTCAAGTTTCTACATCTTTACCAATACATGCAGTTAGAGCAGCGATTCATAAAGGAGAAATTGATCCAAAAGATATAGAATTTTTGTTTGAGAATAGAATACTAAAACCAGATAAAAACGGAAGAATTTCTGATTGGCCTGAAGGATTTTGTGATGCAGAAATAAACGAAATGGAAAGATTACTTGATTGGGATTGTAAGGAGTAAAACATGTCTTGGAAAATTATTCCAATTGCTGTTTGGCATACTCCTCAAGGAAATATTATAAAAATAAAATGTAAAATATGTAAGAAAAAATCAAATCACTTGGTTTCTAATCCTTTTATTAAATGCAGTTGTGGTAATTTTAGAAGAACAGAACAAGTATTAAATCTTTATAATTTTTTACACAAAAGGAAATAAAATATGACTACAGGATTAGCTTATGTAGGAAAAGTAGTAGATATTTCTCCAATAGAAAATGCTGATAAAATAGAAAGCCTAACAGTAGTTTGTGGCAAGGGTGGAAAATGGAGAGCTGTAGCACAAAAAGGAACATTTGAAATTGGATCAGTTTGTGAAGTCTATTTGCAGGATAGCATTCTACCTACAATAGATAAGTTTTTGTTTCTAGAAAAACATAATTACAGAATCAGAATGCAAAGACTTAGAAATGCTCCATCTGAAGCATTAGTAATGCCTTTAACTATTGTTGGTAATATTGGAGATGATATTACGGAATTAATGAATGTTACTAAATACTCTAAACCAGTACCAGCAGGATTTGAAGGACAAAATCTTGGATCTTTTCCTTCTTTTATTCCTAAAACAGATGAACCAAACTTCCAAACTGTACCAGAAATTGTAGATTTTATGAGAGGAAAGGAGTTTTATTCTACAGTTAAGGTAGACGGTATGTCACTAACAATCTATAATTATAAAGACCATTTTGGGGTTTGTTCTAGAACACTAGAAAAGAAAAATACAGAAAATAATAAGTTGTGGCAGATAGCAGTCAGATATGATTTAGAAAGACAACTAAAAGATTATAACATTGCTCTTCAATTTGAATTGGCTGGTCCTGGAATACAAGGAAACAGACTTGGATTAAAAGAACTAACTCCTTTTCTCTACAATGTTTGGGATATTGAAGAACAAAAATATATGAATGTGGATGATGCTTTTTCACTAGCAGCGGACTTTGATATTCCTACCGTCACTATTTTAAATTATGGATTTAAACTTCCAACTGATATTACTGAAGAAGAAATTAGAAAATGGGCAGAGATTAAATATCCTAATGGTAATAATGGAGAAGGAATTGTTATTCGTCCACTAATAGAATCCTTTGTTGGCCCGAAACGAGCAAGTTTCAAAGTTATAAACCTTTTGTATGAGAATTAAAAGGAGAAAACTATGAGTGCAGATAATGGAATTTATATTCTTCAAGCAAAAGATGGATTTAGGGTCACTGAAGCATCAGCAATTGATAATCTTAATTGGTGGTGGAACGATGAAAGACTTTATGATGAGAAATATGTAAAAGAACAAGAAGAAAATGGAGTTAAAAACCCATATAAAGGAAAAGGAAAATCAAAAAATAAACTAAATCCAAGAGAAATTGCTAGATATTTTGGAAAAGCAGATGTTTTTAAAACAAGAGAAGAAGCAATGAATAAAGCAATAGAAATGTATGATACAATAATGAGATCAAATTTTCCAGTCCTGGAATACGGAATATCTTTTGTTTGTGGTTGGGAAGATAAAGATTTTCCTTACGAATATGTAAACAAAAGAGAGTGATATGAACATTTCTCAATATAAAGAAGCCATAAAGATTTGTATGAATGCAGGAGTTCCTCTTATGGCATGGGGTCCTGGTGGAGTTGGAAAATCTGAAGGACCAGAACAAATAGCAAAAGAAATGAATATTGGATTTGAAGTAATTGAAGCACCTCTTATTGATCCATCTGATATTTTGGGATTGCCTGATATTTCTGGAGATAAAACTGTTTTTAAACGTCCAGCTCTTTTGCCAGATAGTGGAAAAGGAATTCTTCTAATAGACGAATTGCCAGATTCAGAATTATTATTGCAAAAAGCTCTCTACCATTTGATTTTAAAGAATGAAGTAAAAGGTCATAAAGTACCAAAAGAATGGTATATTATGGGTGCTGGAAATAGACCAGAAGATTTTGCAATGTCTAATCCTATTCCTGCACCTCTTATTACTAGAATGTCTCACGTAGGGGTTGCTTGTTCTACTCCCGATTTTACAGAATGCACTCCTAAAACTGCTGAAATAGATTGTGATGACTATACAGATTATTTCTTGAAATCTAAATTTCATCCTATAATCATTGCTTGGATTAAAACTAGACCTGATTTGATTTATAAAAATCAGGCTACTCCTAGAACATATGAGTTTGTTTCTAGATTGCTTTACAACACTCAAGATCATTTTTCATTTGTATTTAAAGAAATCATTCAGGGAGTTGTTGGAGTACCAGTAGGTACTTTGCTAAATTCTTTTATTAAACTCGCAATTAAGATTCCATCAGTAGATGCTATTATTAAAAATCCAGATTCTGTAGAAGTTCCGACTGCAACGGATATTATTTACACTCTTGTTTGTACGCTAATAGCTAAAACCAAAAAAGAAACTGCTAATAATATTATTAAATATATTCATAAACTTAGAGAAGAGTTCCAGTTTTTCTATTTCCTTTCTGTTAGAAAGACAATGGGTGGTGAACTTCTTTCTATTCCAGAATGGAGAGACTGGCTTAATGCAAATGCTAAAAATCTTGCAATGTAGAGGGATATAATGAGAGCAAATAATCTTACTATTTGTGTCCCAAATAGAGGTTGTGATAAAAATTGTAAATATTGTATTAGTAAAATGACTTTTGAACCAGAATCTAATTATCAACTAATGGTAAGAAATGCAAAAAAAGTAGCAAAAATAGCAGAAGTAGCAGAAGTTAGCAGTATACTCTTTACTGGTAAAGGTGAACCATTTCTTAACTTCTATGAAATGATAGGACTAATACAAAAGTTTAATTCATTTCCAGTAGAAATACAAACTAATGGACTTTTACTTGCTCAAAGATATGAAGATTTTCTACCAGTTCTTTATAGAGAAGGAGTAAATATCATAGCTATATCTATAGATAGTGAATTTGATCAATCAATGATAAATCTTATTGAAAATATACCTCAATATAAAATGTTAGTAAGACTATGCTTAAATGTTACTTCTAAGTTTCCACTTAAACCAATTAAAAAAGTATTAGATTTGTGTGAACGTCTTAATGTCAGACAAGTGATATTTAGAAAAGTGTCTATACCAAAAAACATAGTAAGTAGTAATAAAGCAGATAAAACGGAAGAATATATTATAGAAAATGATGGAACAGCTAACTATGATTTTATTCTTAAAGAATGTATGAAGTTTCAATTTATCAGAGAAACTGTAGATGGAAGTCGTTTGGTTGGATATAAGAATATGAGTATTTTGTTATCTGATTATTGTATTCAAAGCTCTAACCATACAAATGATATTAGAAGTTTGATTTATAATCAAGATGGGCATCTTTACACTTCTTGGGATCATCCAGGTAGTATCTTATTTTAAGGAGAAATAAAATGGAAGAAAAATTGTTTGGTTATTCTGCAAAAGAATGGATGTTGGCTTTTTTAGAGGCAATAGACGGAAATTCTGCTTGGTATGATATTCAATACCATACAGGACTTCCAGAAGAAGACTGTAAAAGACTTGAGAAGATGTTTTCAGATGCAACTAAAAATGGATGGCCTACTTAAAAAGGAGAAATAAAAATGGCAAACTGGAAATATACTTTAGATATTAAAGATATTTGGCAACAAGCAAAAGATGATGAGATTACAGTTCAGGAATTGGCAAAAGAAACAGCAAATAGACTAGAAAATTTAAAAATAAAAGAAAAGTACTATCCAATGGATGAAGTAGATGAATTGATTTCTTTTTCAGAAGACGAAGAAGCAGATAAATATAATTTTGATGATGTAATGAGTAGACTTTATGATTGGGCTGACAGAGATCATATTTGTTGGATTGCAACCTTCAAATAATAAGGAGAAATAAAATGTGTTTGGATTATCTAAAAAAATTTAAAATTCATAGATATGAGGGATATAAATATTTTAATGTAGAAACAGAAAAAATAAAATTTGAACACTATTACACTAATAAAAATTTAAAAACTAATATATGGATAAAAAATTCTTCTTTTTGTGGAATAGAATATCTACAAACTATCTATGGAGATGGAACATACCAATCTGGATTTCATATTTTTAAACATAAAAAAGATGCTCAATATATTGTAGATACATTTTTAAATAATTGTAAAGTTTATAAAGTAAAATTTAGACGAGTTCTTGCTAAAGGAATACAAGATAAAATGCAAGTGATAGTAGCTAATGAAATAATGATTTTAGACGACAAATAAGGAGAAATAAAATGAGCTTACTTAATAAAGGAATTCTAGTAAGAGTTGTAGTTCATAAGTTTCCTTTTGAGGAAAGAGATCATATAGCGGAAGAAATGTTTGCGTCTACATTTGGAGTAAATCAAAAAGCAATTAAAATGAAAAAGGAAACTCTTCTTAAAGAGTATACCGCTGCACTTGATAAATCTACTAATGCTATTAGACCTTTTGTTTGTAAGTTTACTTTGCCTTGGCGTGATGGTGGATGGAGATTACTTAATATCTCGCTTATTGATATTTTTGAAACTGGATTGAAAATTATTAGAGATGAGCAAGTAACAGCATTAGACTCTCTAGAATCTAAGTATCAAGATTTGACTCTTTCCATGAAAACATCTCTTGGAATATTGGGAAACGTAAAATATCCAGAATTTGATGAAGTAAGAAACTCATTTGGGTTTGATATTAAGTATGAACCAATAGCAACAAGTGGAGATTTGAGAGTAGAAGCTGAAGCAGAATTGAAAGAAAAATTAGTAAAAGAGGTAGAAGATTATCATAATGAGAAGACAAATTTGGCTATGCAAGACGTTCTAAATCGTATAGTAGATTCCATTTCTCATATGAAAACTAGACTTGATGAGTACACAAAATTGAAAGAAGTTGGAGATAAGTCACCACGATTGCATAAGACAATCGTCGAAAATGTAAGAGAGTTGGTACAAATTTTACCCTTTCTTAACATCACAGATGATCCAAAAATTGAAATGTTGAGACAACAAATGGAGTCCGAACTTGCAGGATTTGATATTGAAACCTTGAAAGAAAACAAAAATGAGAGAGAAGATGCTATCAAAAAAGCAGATGATATTCTAAACAATATTTCAGGATTGTTCTCTTAATGAGGTAATTATGGAATCTGCTGAACTAAAAATCAAAGTAGCTAGAAATAGAATTGTATCAGATTACCAAATGCTGATACCAATTCTATTATCAACCAAAATAGAAGAAGACAAATCCATACCTACAGCTTGTACAAATGGATATTGGATTAAATATAATTCAGATTTTATTGATAAACTTACTAGAAAACAAACTCTAACTGTTTTAGCTCATGAATTTCTACATATAATGCTGGCTCACCATATTAGAAGAGAAAATAGGGAAAATACAAAATACAATATAGCGGCAGATTATGTAGTAAATCTTATTCTAATAAAAGAAATGAAACTAGAGTCTATTCCAGATATGTTGTATTCTGAAGAATATATAAACATGTCCGTAGAATCAGTGTATAATAAACTTCCAGATCCACCCAAAAATCAAGGTAGCGGTTCTTTTAAAGGAGATATCGGTGGAGTAGAAGATGCTCCAGCAGGAACTTCCAAATCAGAAGAAACTGCTAGAGTAAAAGAATTGATAGCTCAAGCTAGTTCTTTAGGAAAATTAGCAGGAGATGGAAAAGGATTGCTTGAAAGACAATTATTTGATATTATAAAACCGACTGTACCTTGGAAACGCCATATCGCTCGATGGATTACTGAAAAAGCAAAAACAAATTATAACTGGTTAAAAAGAAATAGAAGGATTAGACAGTTTTATTTTCCATCACTTGATGGGGTAGATTATGGTACAATAGTTGTAGGAATAGATGTTTCTGGAAGTGTGTATCCTGAATTATTGAATCAGTTCTTTTCAGAACTAAATGCTTTAAAGAGAATGGTTCAGTTTAAATGTATAGTTATCTTTTGTGATTATGATATTCAGGAAGTTCTTACATTCCAAAAACACGAGCAAATAAAAATCAATTCTATTCCAGGTGGTGGAGGAACTAGATTCTCTCCTGTATTTGAATGGGTAGAAAAGAACTCTAAGAAAATAGCAGGACTTGTATATTTCACAGATTTGTATGCTGATCTTAAAATAAAGAAACCAAGCTATCCAGTTTTATGGTTGACAACTAACGAATCATCGTCTATTAAAATTCCTTTTGGAGATAAAGTAATAATGGGAACTCAAAATGGATCTTAAAGATCGAAAATCAAAAGTAGATATATCCATGTTCGGTAAAATATCAAAAGATGTTGCATGGTCTTTGCCTAATATCTTAATGGCAAAGGATATAAAAGAAGTAGCTAAGAAAATAAATGAGCATTCTTACAAAAGAAGATATACAGCCTATACTGGTGAATTTATTCTACTTATGGG